CTAGCCGCCCTTGGCGTAGCGGCTCATCCGTTCCTGCGCCTCTTTCGCTTCGCGCTCCCGGCGTTCTGCGTCCATTCGCTCGTAGTTCGGATGTCGAATGATCCCCACCTTCTTGCCGCCGCACTTTGAGCAGCGAAGCTTGGGAACAATGTCATCGTGCATGCAGCCGTAGTCCGGCCCGAACTTGTCTCGTAGCTTGATCAGGTCGAGGGTTTGGTTATGACCGCAAAGTGGCTTGTGACAGTAGGCGGTCAGCGTATCGCCACTATCGATGAGAGACTGGATTGTTGATCCCTTCCTGGCACTCACGCTTTCTCATCCCGCCACGTCACTTTTCGCACATAGACAATGCTCTCGATGCGCCGGACTGTCATCCGCTGGCGGTCTTCCGCTGATGGCTTGACCACTTCCATCTCCAGAACACTGCCCTGGCCGCATTTCTCGCAGCGCCATCCAGGCTGGTAGACAACGTCATCGCACTCGATGTCGCCAAATAGCTGTTTGAGATCATCGATCCAGAAGTGCCTTTGCGTCTTGCAATAGCTGCACCAAATCCGCGCGATCTCAAAATGCTGACGGGCGTGCGACAGCTTGTACGCGTTCTTGCGTTTTGGCCAATAGGGTTCGGGCATGCCTTTCAAAAAGGACCAAATTCCTACGCCGTCAAGAGGGCACTTGACTCTTTTGTTCCTTTTTTGTTCACTATCGATTGCGGGCAAAACGGAGAATGGTGCCATGCCAGCGAGAAGGCCGCCACGTTTTCTAAAATCAGTCGGCTTGGATGTAATCCCGGCCGAACCAGGAGAGGAAACGTTGGGCGTTTTGACCGTCGACAGCGACCGGGGCATCGTGGAATACATGATCACGGCAGAAAGTGCCCGAGCGTTCCGCACCACAATGGACCAGTTCCTAGACTACGGAAGCGCGGTGTCCGGAGCCGGCCAACCCGGGCCACAACAGGAAGCCCAAACGCTTACCGTTCCGATTTCGCCAGCATCCATCACGGTTGGCGAAGCTGAAGTGGCGGGGCAAAAGGTCGGTGTCCTTCAAATACAATCGGAGGATGGCCGCGAAGCCAGCCTCTTGCTCGACGAAGGACAAGCGGAGTTCATCATCCAGGCCGCGACGCAATTGCAGGCCATTCTGAACCAGACCCGGCAATAAGGTTTCCCATGTGCAACCTCTACAACCTGACCACGACGCAGCAAGCAGTACTGGAATGGACACGCGCGCTTCGAGACATCTCGGGCAACTGGATGCCGAGCATGACGGTCGGCCCGGATCGCCATGGCCCTATCGTTCGCAATGGCCTCGACGGTAAACGGGAATTGGTAAAAGTGCGCTGGGGCATGCCGTCATCCCCCTATGCAATCTTGCAGGCCACAGAGGACCGCGTGACGAAGATGCGGGCCAAGGGAAAGACCGTCAGCAAGGAAGAATTCAAGGAGTTGATGAAGGTCGAGCCCGACGCGGGCACAACCAATGTGCGCACGCTCAAGAGCGAACATTGGGCGCAGTGGTACGATCTTCAGAACCGATGCGTCGTACCGATCACCAGCTTTGCTGAGTGGGATAAGGAAAACAGGCGGAACCAGTGGTTTTCTGTCACGGAGGAAAGGCCGCTAGCCTTCTTCGCCGGGCTGTGGGTTCCGCAACACACCAGCATCCGCAAAAAGACCGAAGGACCGGTGACGATCGATGTGTATGGCTTTCTGACCACCGAACCGAACAACGTCGTCAAGCCTATCCACTTCAAGGCCATGCCCGTCCTTCTCACCACACAGGAAGAAACCGAGACCTGGCTAACCGCACCGTGGGATGAGGCGAAGAAGCTGCAGCGCTCTCTGCCTGACAGCATGACAGCCTTGGTTGATGCACCGAAGGACGCGATCAGCGTTCAATAGGCGCTGTTCTAGGAGGTTCGAATGGACCGGATTGTTCGTCTCGATACACGGCAGGAAGCAGCGCTACAGCGCGTCGCTGACCGATTTGTGGCCAGCCACAAGGGCGACGTGATGATGGCGCTGAAGCAGATGATCGTACTCAACGGCGAACTGCAGCAGCGCATTGAGACGTTGGGAGACGGCTCGCTGTTCGACCAGGAGCATCGCAACCACCATTGAGCGATGATTGACCGCGCTGCAATCGCAGCTACACTATCTCCATGTGGTTCAACCCGCCAAAGCGACAGGACCCCTACCCCGACCGGCAGATAGACTGCCAGGAGGCGCTTGAACCGGGGTTTCAAATCCTCGTTGAAGAAATGATGGCCGTTGGCTGGAGCTGTGACGAAATCCGGCAAGCGTTCGTCGGCCTGATGTCGGCACACGATCTCGCTCAGGAATCGAATGCTGCGCTTGAAGTAGAGCTTGCCTTCATGCGCGCTCAAATGAGGTTGCCGAAATAGCGGGGGATCATGGCCAGCAAAGACAGTCGCGAGTATTTCGCCTGGGCCTACGGCCAGCAGGCCCGCAAGGATGGCCGCCCGCGCGAGGTGCCAGATGCGTGGAAAGACCATGCTACGGGCTGGTTGAAGGGCTACGACGGAGAGCCGGCGCCGTGATGACATACCGGGCTGCTGGCGCCATCAACGCTTTAGCGGCCTACTTCTTGCTGATCGACTGAATCTGGGGCGCGAGCGAAGCCAGCGCATCGACCGTCGGCTGGTAAGTATGGGCGTATGCGGGATAGCGTTGCTGCTGCTCCCGGTAAAAACCGACCCATTTCGCATGGTCTGAAATCGGATACGTGCCAATCCAGCCGCCGGCTTCGGAGAGCGTGAAGGTGCCGGCATCGGAATCAATTGTCGTCTTGGTTGTCATGCCGGCGGTCTAGCTCTTTTTGGGTGGCCGCCAAACGCAAAAAAAGCCCGCCCCGGCGAACCGGAGCGGGCCTATTGCCTGAGTGCGCTCGCCAACGGACAAGCGCGCAGCCGATTAGCTGCTGGGAATGGGCTAGGCAAGCATACGGAACATTCGATGACTCTGTCAGAGATACATCACGCGATGCCCCAGGGCTTCGGAGAGAGCAAGCTCCGCTTTTGCGCCTTTGCTACGTTCCCATCCCGGAAGCAGAGCGATCGTATCGGCCTGACGACATATCCACGCCGTATCGTCAGCCAATGCCTCCCTTAGTGAAAAGCCATGTTCGCGAGCGGCGGCTTCCTCACACCCGGTTAGGTTGCCCTTGGAAATATCCTTACCATGGCGCTCGTTGTCGCGTTCGGCGGGATTGAAAACCTCGTGCCCTTGTCCCCGCAGAATGGCCGTCGCCGCATTGAAGGCCGGAAAGTTGAATTCCGGTATCCCCCGCATCGGGCCGGCTACATAGATACGCATCCTGTTCATGGCCGATCATCCTCGCCAATCTGACGTGTTTCGTACGCAATGAGAAATGAGATGCAGCACGCGGCGTGCCAGAGATGGGAGCATCCGGTTTCCGGGTCGGCTCTCTCTTTGCGCCACCATGCCCACAAATGCCGCATGAGCGCTCCGAACACTCGGCCCCACTTCATGCCTTTTTCCCAGTTTCGATCCTCATATTTTTGAGCACCGAAGGTCAGGATTGTTGCGGTTGCTTCGAGCAATTCCGGCGGCAGCAGCTCCATCCGGATTTTGCCGGAATCGTCCTTGCGACCTTCTTGTGGGTTCATCGACGCAACCACGCCAGATAGTCCGCGCCCTGCTCCACATCGGCGAAGCATTGGACCTTCCCTGTCTGCGGAAACACGACTGACAACACCGCCGCGCCGCGATTGGACTGGGCATAGCCATTCACGAGGGCATGGCGATCGCCCATCTTGTAGCCCGATATCTGAGCCAGCCACGCGTTCGACTTCTTTTCAGGAAACTCGATATCGAATAGCCCGAACGAATGGATATGGCCGGTAACGAAAAGTGCCGCGTCCTGGCCGAACTTGGCATCTCTCAGCGTGCCATGGGTCGGATTGTAGATCGATGAGCCCTTACGGCCGTGGGCGGCATCGACACGCGTTTCCGACCCGTTCTTGTGGCAAAGTGTGAACTGTGCCCGCCAATCGATCACGGGGATCTGCGAAGCGCCGAGAAGCTTGTAGAACTCGGTGCCACCGTTCCATTCGTCGTGATTACCGCCGAGCCAGAGAAGCCATTTGATCCCGGCTTCCATCATGAACCAAGTCGCTAGACGCCGCTCGGTCTTGGATGAAATGTCGGCCTCGGCCCATAGCCGCGCCAACCTCCCGGTCCATGGCCAATTGTCTGAGGTGTCACCTATGTTCCCGCCATAGACGCCGGGATGTCTGGCGATGGCGATATGGCTTTCTAGCGTCTTCCAGTCACAATGGACGCCGAGATGAGGATCGCCGAACCAGAGAATTCCGTAGGGCTTCTCATCCTTGATCTTGATCGGGAACCAAGATCGAGCCTCGATTGCCTTCTGCTTGCGGTCGTGGGCTTTGCGAAATCGATCGAGGATGTCGTCAATCGGTTCTTCTTCATCGCCGTGGACGAAAGCGGGGAACTCCACCGCTTCATCCTTTTCGACGTGGATGCTACGGCGTTCCGCAGCCGCAAACTGACTTTTTAATGTTGATGCTGGTAGCCCTAAAGCCTTTGCAGCGGCCGCCTTTGATCCGTGTTCCTGTACTGCACAGAGCACGGCTCGCAGTTGTGCCTCATCGGTTGATACGACCATATGTGAGCCTCTGAATTATTGGAAAGCTGGGGTTTCGGGCCGTTTTTCAACGTTCCTCGAAACAGGAGGCGGTCCGTCAAAGGACACGCCTTCGTCATTGCGGCCGCGCTTTATGTGCGCTGAAACCCCATCGCCGTTACCGGCGTCGAGGGCATCTTGAAGTTGGTTGGCCGCAGCGGTCGAATAGGGAAGGACGTAGAAGGTCGGAACATCGCCAGCATCGAGCAGGACATAGATGGCCTTGTCGACCACAATCTTTGCCCCGACGACGGCATAATCACCTTGTGGTGGGGTTGTGAAGCGAGGCGAACCCGTTGGAACCCACAACGCAGCAGCGGCGACAAGACAAGAGATCGGTAGCGTGAGTAGGACCAGACGGCGATTAATGAACCATCCCATTGCGCATAGGATGAATGCTAGGCAAAGCCATGTTGTTGCGATGATCATTTGCCAACCTCGCGCAGAGGTTTGAACACCCTGTTCTCGCTGCCCTCGATCAGGCGCCCCTCGCCGTCGAGCCGGAACCGAATGACGGTCCTCTCCTGCTTGGGCTGGAGATCAATATTGGTTTTCACCAAAAGCCGGCCGTTGAGAGAGGCCTCGACATAGACCGGAACCGGACCTGTCGGCAGGGAATACCCATGGACGTTGACGACATACTCGCCGGCCGGTGTCGCGCGGGCGAAGGCGTTTTCCATGTTGATGGGAGACACGTCACCGGTGGTTCCCATATCGTCACGCAGAAGGCTCCAAAGCTTCCCCTGCTTGTTGCTATAGCCGACGGCGACAGGTTCGCCCGGACCAGTTACCCAAAGATCGACATCAATTGGTCCAACGGGCCACGAGATCATGACCGCGATGTTGCCGGGTGGCTTTGTTTCTTCGTTCGATTTGGCGGCTGGATTGATCTGCGCCAGCACGAGCACGACCAGCGCAGTGAGCCCAAGAAGCATATTCATGAGCAGGTCGCGCGTGAGGATCGGTATCATTTCGAAACGATCCAGGCGTTGACGTTCAGCCAAAGGGCACAGACCGCGCCGACGAGGGTCGAACAAAACGCGACACCCATGCCGGCCAAAAGAGACGCAGCGACCTTCTGCACACCCTCGGCAGTTCCAAGAGAGTTCATATCGATGTGATGCAGGGCAAGCACGAAACCCACGACGTTGCCGATGAGGCCCAGCGTCACGAGCCACACTTCATAGCGATCGAGATGATTGGTTCGTCCTGCAAAGACGCCGACCATCACAGCAAGGAAGATGGCGGTGATGAGATAGCTGAGACGGGAAATATCATGGCTGTAAACGAAACCGAGATATCCCATCCACCACGTCCATGCGAGAAAACACAGGGCCGCGAAGTTTAGAACAGCGAGCCTGATCATGGCGTTTCCGTCCCCGGAACGACTTCCTTGGGCGGGATGACATCAAGCCAATCCTGACCTGTCGCCACGACGCAGGCCTGCCCTTTCTGGTCGAGGATCGCGACGGTCCAGGTAGCTCCGGCTGGCGACGCGAATACAATCAGTGCAGCACTTCCCTGCCCCGTGATGCCGGAACCGGCGGGAACTTCGTGATATTTGTCAGCGAGACCCTTGGCGAGTTTCTGGAACTCGAGACAGGCCATCGACTGAGCATGTGCCTGCGAAAGGCTTAACGCGATGAGCGCAGCAACGATGCCGGCCAGCCACAACAATGTGAACCAGATGCGAAAACGAAATGCGGTACCCATGGCCAGAGTCCTTTCCGGCGTGCGAGGGAACGAAATTTCGATGCGAATGAGAGAGGCGAAGCGCCCTATGGTGGATTGCGGCCGCGTCGGCCGCCTTGGTCGTAGAGCCGGTCCAGGCGCTCGTGGAGACCATCCATCCGGCCGGCGACGCCTTCAATGGCGCGCATGATCGCGGTGGTCTGTTCCTGCATGCCGGCCTTCGTCGAATACGTCTCGGCAACGTGCGTTTTGTATTCCGAGAGTTCCTTGTCGACCTTGGCGATCGCCTGAGAAAATCGCCAATAGGCCGCGCCAACAGCGCCAACGACCGTCGCGATGAACAGGATGGCGCGCATGAGTTCTTCGCTCATTTGGCGGCTCCCGTACCGGCATTCCAGCGCCGAACCCCGTCGACCTGCGCTGCACAGACCCTCAGCGATGCCTCATTGGCCGTTGCTGTGCCCACGATGTCCTTCACCGTTGACCATTTGCGGCGATCAGCCTTCGGGCATGGGACCGTGAACGCCTCTGGTACCCGCAACTGCTCGACCTTCGGCGCAACCACGGTCTCAGTGCTGATACAACTTGCCAAGGTCACTGGGCACAGGACGATTGAGAAAATCGCGCACCACTTCATTTGACTTTTCCAGTTCGGAGAGTTTTTGGGATTGATCTTCGACCGACGCACCGATGTTGCGCATTTCTTGGACCAGCGAGGAGACAAGGCGGCTATCTAGCCGCGCCTGTTCCTGCAGAGCGTCGATAGTGCTGTTTGCGGCCTTGTTGGCATCGACGGCCACGGACAGCTGTTTCTGCGCGTCCCTGGCCTCGGCGGAGGCGCTTATGGCCTGCCCGCGATACCAGAGCGCCGTCGCGATAAGTCCGGCGAGCAAGACAGCGATTACCAGCGCTGCATAGAGCTTGGCTTGGGTGAACATCACAGCCCCGCCAGGCACAGTTCGAGTTCGCCAAGGCGACTTGCGTCGCCAAACTGCCGACGGTTCTTCAACCCCTGTATCTCTTTGCCATTCGCTTTATCGAACCAGGTCATCGCGTAGCAGGAGCCGGTGTAATCACCGACACGGGCGCGCTTCGCCGCGGTCGAATTGCAAACTGCCCCGACGCCCACGTTGTAGGAAAGGTCGAGCGTAGCGGCCTGCCAACTCAGTGGTTTGCCGTCGAACCCTTTGATGCAGCGGGTGAGCGGCTGGTGAAAATCGACCTCGAGGCGGCGATACAGCATGGCGCTGCACTGCTGGTCGGACATCACCATGTCGGGCTTCACGCCCTTGGTTTCGCCCGTGCAGATCGTCCACACCTTACCCAGCCTATCCCAATAGGCGCGGTTTACCGTCCCCTCCCAAGGCTGCGTCAAATAGGTCGCAGTCATCGCGACAAGGCCAAGACCGGAGGCGAGCGCCGCTTTTGCGCGCTTACTCATTGTCGTCATCCTTCAGGTTGGATTGGTCGATGATGCGGACCACCGGAACGGCAACAGCTAGAACGCCGTTGAGTGCAGCGAGCCACATCGGGGCGACTGGCAATGATCCGGTGATGATGGAGACGGTCACGGCAGCGCCGTTGAGTATAGCGGCCAAAAGCGCCAGACGGACGGTCCATGCATAGCGCAGGACCGCTCGCCAGTTCGTAACGAGACGAGGCACGGTCTTTCCTTTCCGGCGTTATTCGATTAGTTTCCCGGCATCTCACCGAAATGAGGTGGGATGGGGCGTGAGAACCCCTCCAAGCGACGCTCTCCGGCACAGGCTGGGGAGCGTTTCATACCCTCCCGATTACCGTTCGGGTCGGGGAGGCATACGCGTATGTCCAGGGCGAAAGTCTAAAGGCGTATGCGGTCGTCGCTTGGCGGCTTCTCAACTCCCCGATCCAGATTTGGGGAGATGGGTATGTTCGAAAACCTCTATGAACTTTCCTGCCAGTGGCTGGACCATTGGCAGCTAACGCATCCGAAGCACTGGTGGACGTGGTGGCGGACCGACCCTTTCGAGTGGTCGCCCTATATGCCGTTCGGACGAAAAATCCGCGATGAAGCTGGCAACCTGATCGAAGGCAACTGCATGAGGCGGTTTCGTGATGGCTCTTGGACCTACCGGCCGTTTACCGAAAAAGAATCAGCTGACGACGACATGTGGCACGGGGTCCGCTGACGCCGGATCGTCTCCCCCTGCTATGCAGATCGCGCCGAAGCGGGTGGTTATGAGTTCCAGATATTAAGCCGGGTCAACGAAAGTACATCTCCGCTGGAATTGCCCAATGGCGATGTTCCCATCTACTTTGTCGCTAGGGCAAAAAAACAATGGGACTGGGGAATGAAAAAAACCATTGCATGCGTCGTCGCCATAACGCTCACATTCTTGTTGTCGCCTGTGGCGGCAGATGAGTTTCGCGGTGCTCTGGTTCACAAGAATACCGATGCCGAGCAGATCGTTCCGAATAGCTATTCGCACGCACAGTGGGTGCAGGTTGAATTTCCTGAGGTCGAATACGACACGAGCGGCTTATGGGACGCGGCAAACCATCAATTCGTAATTCCTGACGGCGTACATTTTGTTCGTCTCTCAGGACAAATAGTATGGGACCACGACGCTAAGGGCTCGCGGCAGACACTCATTACCAAAAACAATGCCCTTTTCGACGGTTATGCCGCCCAGAACGGGCGAGCAACTTTTGGTACCACTCCCGATCAAAACGTAGCGACAGCCGTCATTCCGGTAAAAGCAGGAGACACGTTTCAGTTGCAGGCGTGGCATATACGCCAAAAACCAACAGGTGCGCCAACTAAGATTTACGGAAATCACGGAACGTGGTTTTCCATAGAAGTAATTGATTGATGACAAGAGGCGACCTACGGGCGTCCCAGTAGGTCGCACCATCCCATCATATCGACGGTATGCATCTGAGCATGGCGGGGGTTGCCAATCGTTCCCGTTGTTCTCGGCCGCTACTACGCAAGAACAAGCTGCAGAGCAGCCTTGATCGAAGCGCACTGAATGTCGTCCCCCGCCATGCTCAGATGCATACCGTCGATATGATTGGCATCGGCTAAGTTCCCCGAATTATCCACCAGTTGAGCCTTCGGACGCGCGAACTCCACGCGGGCCGTGCTGCTTGCCCAAGCTAAGCGGATGCGCGCGTTCACAGCATCGACCTGGGCATTGAACCCGGCGTAATTGGAGCTGACATTGGCAACCAACACCGGCTCATTGACCGGCAAGATTTCGCGGATCACCCATTTGCCAGTGGCCTGAGCCGCAACGCACTGATGCATGACGGCGATGTTGTTCAGCTTCGCTTCAAGCGGGTAGGCGTTGTAATAAGCGAAATTCGCCAGTTCATTCACGCCTGATGCCAGCACGACAGCCCCGGCCCTGTGGATCAGGCCGCCCCTGGAAAGCCGGTTCAGGCATCTGCGAAGGCTCTCACCACCAACGCCGAAGCCCTCGACAAATGGCCCAATCTTCCACGTCACCATGTCCTGCACGATGGAATCGCCCAAGACCATGATCGTGCCATTGAGGCAATGCGCCATCTTCCGATCATAATAGCCCAGATCCACCGCCGTGGGGACGGTGTCATTTGACGTATATCCGAGCGGATAAGGGAGGAGCGCCGTAGGCCACACACCGCCGAGACAATCAACCCCGGTTGGCATGGTGTAGGTCGACAGGCCGCCGCCGGGAATATTATCGAAAGCAGTAGCGATCGAGCGGAAGGTATCTCCAAGGGAGGTCATGCATTCCATCCATCAATTGGTACTGAGAAGCGAAGTTCCACCGGGACGGCGGAGCCAATAACCGTCCCAGGCACAGGGGTCACGCTATCGCGGCCGGCCGAGGCATAGCTGAGATTCACGACGTTCGAACCACCAAGCGCCAGAACATAGATGCTCTGCGTGCCGGCAACCTGGGATACTCCCACACCAACAACAGGCCTAAACGTATTCCAGTATGTATCGCAGACGACACCGCCACTGAGCCCGTTAAACCCCATCGTCATATCGAACGTCGTCGCAGTAACGGTACCGGTCATAAATGCCACTTCCACTTCCAGATTGGCGCCGACACGTCTTGATCGACATTGAATGCCGGTAGCGGTGCCGATCCCATTAAACGTTGGCGTGTAAGCCACCCACGGGGTCATGAATGAAACCGTGGGTAACGCGACGGCGACCTGATACGAGATCACCTTCCAATTGCCCGAGCCGAGTGATTGAACGACTGCACTATCACCGGCGGCGGTCGTGATATTGGCGCGCCCGGGCAAGATCATGGAAGTGGCATTGTAGGTTAGCGTCAACGCGGCCGAAAACGTCAGGAACCGCAGGGCACCGGCAGGGAGCGTACCAAAGGACGCGATTGTTGTCGTGCCGGTAATCGTAACCTCGGATGCAGCTACGATTGAAAGATTCGTCGTCGAGGCCGAGGCTATTGTTCCAGTGGACAACGCCAGCGTGGTTGCAGTTAATGCCTTGGGCGTACTGGCGCCGATAACCATGTTGTCTATGGTGCCAACGGTCGCCGGGTACACGGACACGAGGCCCGAGCCAGTCGGTGACACAATCACATTGTAGTTGGCCGGCGAGAGTGTAATAGCACTGCTTGCGGTCAGTGTAGTAAAAGCACCGCTTCCAGCGACAGTCGCCCCGACACTCATGTTATCCATGGCACCGGCTGTTGCCGGATTGATGGTGACCACACCGGAGCCTGTCGGCGACAGCGCAACGTTGGCGTTGGCTGGAGAAAGGGTTGTTGCGCCGCTGGCTGTAAGGGCCCCCGTTACCGTGAACGCTTTTGAGATCGTCAGCAGGTTGTTTGAGTGGGTTACGGTGACGTTGCCGTTGGCGAAGTTGATGGCTGCCCCACTGGCCAAGAATAGGCCCGACCATTGCAGGGTCGTTGACCCGAGCGATCCACCATTGTTAGAGACTGGCGTGATCCCTCCCGACGCGGAAAGGCTTGTAAAGGTTCCAGCCCTCGCCGTAGTCCCTCCGATGACCATATTGTCGATCGTGCCGGGACTCACCGGATTGATGTTGGTGATGCTGTTGCCGGCAACCAGCGGTCCAACGCTGACATTGTTCACCTGGATGAACAATCCGGTGGATGCCAACCACATATCGCCGTTATTGGGATTGGCTGGCGCGACACCTTGGTAGAGGCGAAAGCCGGAACTCTGTGCCGTTGACGCAGCGATAGACAGCTTCCCGACCATCGTGCCGCCCGCCTGATTGAGGGGCGTGTAGTCGAGATTGTCCTGCTTGTTGCCGAAGGCGTTGTTCCATTGGGCAGTCGTCGGAACAAAGCCGTAAGACCAGTTTGGATTCCAGCTCATTCAGATCAACCTCAGACAGTCGTGAGACGTTGGAATGCAACACGATTGACGAGCGTCATGGGTTGTGTTGCCCCTGAAACTTGGAAGCCCCACAGGTCGAAAACATCTCCGACCAAAACATCCTTGATTTCAGCGGCACCGCCGAAGAGCTGGCTAATAACCGTCGTGCTCAAGCGGAGAGAGCTCGAAGATAGTTCGTTGCCATTGTAATGGAGCCCAAAGGTAAGAGCCGTAGCTTGGGCTGAAACCATAGTGCCCCCAAGGGTGGCGAAGATGTTGTAGCGCCCAGCCCGCTGGCAAACCACGGTGTTCCCAGTCTGAACAAAATCGCCTTGGCCGTCGTCGGAAAACGACGTGATTGGCAACGTCGTGATGGTATTGTCCGCCATGCTGAAGGGCGAACCAAAGCTATACGCGGATGCGAAACGAGTGACGGATGTTAGTGAGATGTTTCCCGCGTCGACCCCTTGGAGCAGGAAGTTCGTGCCATCATAGACCGCGCCGTAAATCTTGCCGGTTTTGAGCCGGATGAGCGGCAAAAGGTTTTTGTTACCGAGCCCATTGGCGTTGAGGGTAAGTGCGCCGGTGCTGTCAGCCGTCGCCTTGAAGTAGATCACCGTACCGGCCGTGTAGGCAGGAAGCGCTGGCGCCAATGCCACCGTCAGGGCATTGGCTGTCCCGCCCGCGACGGCATAATTCCACTTTCCGGACTGCACATCAGTGGATATCGCGATCTGAACCCAGTTCACCCCCCCGGAATCCGGGTTCGTGATGTTGTCGTCGACTAGATTGAGCCACACCACACCTGCCGTCGAAGCACTGGCAAGCAGGGCTGATTTTGGATACCCGCCAACGGTTGTCGAGAATGTCCCGTCGTAGGTCGCAAGACCACCAGCACCCTGCCACTGACTCCAAAGCGTGATCTGCTTCAGAATGCCGTTCATATCCTGACCGAAGGGGGGCACGCCGCCCGCGCCAACGGGAAGGAAATTCATCGGCGGGAACCCCGTCGTAAGCGAGGCGGCACCGTCCTGAACACCGATCTGGGATGCCTCCGGTACTGGCCGCACGTAGCCGCCGCCAGCGCCGTTCGCAAAAGGGATGTTGAACCTTGCGGGAAGGTTGGAAAGTTTCATGACTGCCTCGAGGAGTTCAGAGAATGACGATGGCGGCCGCGACGCCGGTAGGCTTCGGCAAAACGCCTGAATTCTGGACGATGGCGAGTTCGACAGGGCTAAGCGGGAACTCGAACGTGTATGTCATCGTCATGGTTGTAATCGGCGAACCCGAGTAGAATGCCGCTTGATTGAAACCTTGGGCATTGACGGATTCCGCAAACCCGAACCACGTACCTTGCTGCTTGCCTTCGGTGACGTATGTGTTGCCACGATGAGGAAACAGATCCATCAGAATGCGGTTGATCGCCGGGATTGATCCGCTTGTGATGTTGGCTGCGGCCTTGGCAATGATCAGCGTTCGATAGGACGCATCGGATAGCGCGAAGTTATCGGTGAGCGTCTGACCTGAGTAGAGCGCTGACTGTCCGAAGGTGAATGAGCCTGGCAGCGCCTCGTCGTATCCGAACCAGTCGCCATTGACGACCTTCAGGACGCGATTGACACCAACAATTCGCCCCCAGCAATCTAAGCCGTATCCTTGGGCGGTATCGAGGTTCATCACCAGATCGAAGAAGGCTTCGATGTTTTGGGTCTGATCGACGTATTCGAAGATGTTTTCGATCAGCGTCGTAAGCACTGGTGAATTTGCGTACTGGCTGATGATTGTCTGCCAGACATCGAAGCTCGAAATGCCCCCGATCTGGCTAACGCCAATCTTGAAGAGCCCAACGCCATTCGACCCGGGAAGCGGCCCAGGCGGGTAATCCGGTCCTGTATCTGCCATGAGATCAGCTCAGCGTGACCGCAACATCGGCAGCCGTCACCGTTGGGATTTGGTTGATGTTGATACCGATCTCAAACAGGTTCGCTGCTACGGTCTGCATGGTTTCGGTCGCAACGGTCAGGCTGTTGCTCAGCGTGTAAGTGCCTGTGCCTCCTGTGCCCGTGCCCAAGGCGATGATGGATGTGCCAGCCACCACGGCACCCGAAGCATCAAGCACGTTTTGCCCAACGGCCAAGGTTCCCGATGAGATAGCCGAGACCGTCAACGTGTTGCCATTGATCGATCCCGTGAACGTGGCTGCCGCCGCATTTGTGGATCCGATCCTGATCGAGACAATCTGTGCCCACGGTCCAAGAAGTGAGATCGGAGCGTAGAACCGGCTCGCAAAGACTGGAGCACCGATCTTTGCTCGCAGACCGCCGTCGAGCCCGGCGAAAGCACCAACAATGGCATTTCGAATTTGTGTCGCGGCATCGGCCGGTACCAGCGTCGAGTTGTTGATGTTGACGTTGAAGATGATCCGAAGCGGGTTCGGAATTTGATATGAGACGGAGTATGCCGGATAGGGCGGCACATATCCGGGGCTCTGATCGAGGACGACGACCGAAGTATTGCCGTTATAAGCGCATCCCGGCGACTTCTTCGACCAGATGGCACGAACAATGTCATTGGGCGCTCCGCCCGCTGCCGCGACATAGAGCGAGTTCGGTAGCAACGACACTCCGCCAATCACCTGCGGGGCGTTGCTGGTGTTCTCGGTAACGTAGGCGTCAATAACGCCAGGAACCGTCAGAACAGCACCCAGAACCGATGGAAGAGTTCCGATGGAATTGTGAGCGACAGATGCGGCGCGCCTTGCTTCGAACGCGGCTCGTGATTCCACATTGTTGCCAAGCACGCCGGCACTTGGATTGTTGATCGAATCCCAACCAGGAATAGATTGATAGACCTGATTGAGCGTATCGGCGGGGCATGGGATCGGACCCGGAAGAACGCAATCGAACGGCAACGTGATCTGTCCCGAAACCGGGATGACCCCGTCTTGGGTGCAGACATAGCGATTGCCGTCCGCCGCAACTGCCAAGGCCCCCTGCGGGATCAGCACGCCCTGTAGGCCGGTGCAGAGACATTGAACCGTTGTTGGCTGCGCCGGATTGCGCGAGATGAAGTAGATGCGCGCCAGCGCGTCCTGATAGCGGCCAAAGGCGAAGGCCGGATCGAACATCTGGGTCAGAAAGAGAAAATCGGCATCGGTGTTAAGAACAACAGCCGCTTCGCTCGATGCAAGCTGCCCTTGAGGCGTCTCCAGGGACGGATTGAGGCCGCCGCCAAAGGCAGAGTTGATATCCGCCTGCACGCCGTCCAACACTTGCTGCGAGGACGGAATGACAAAACCCCGCGGCCCGAACGTCGGGCGCGGCACATTGGACGTTGTTGCCATCAGAACGAAGCTGCCGTGACGTTGCCGTTGCTGTCTTTGACCTGAACCTGGCCCCGGACGGTTCGGTCAGTCCATTCCGAGATGTAGGCGACTGCCGAGACGACGCCCGGCACGGTCATTGCCGACCGGACGAACCACGCCTTCATCAAAGAGATCGGCGGAGCCTGCCCCAAAATCTGATCGAAATACGGAATGCCCGGTCGGGTATCGAAGTAGAGTTCACCCTGAAACAGGCGGATTGCGCTCGCCGCATCTTGGGCCAAAGCGTAGGGTTCAGCGGCCAGTGCGATATTGCCCGACGCATCAATCTTCAAATCCCATGCGCTGGGCTCAAGCATCAGCGTCTTCATCTCAGGTTCCCGGAACAGGCTGTGCCGTATTGCCACCACCCGGAACGACACCGGAGTGGAGATGATTAAGCAAGGAAACGTAGCCGCCACCGAAGCCCGCGACAACGTCGCCGGTCACGTGTAGCGTGCCGGTGATCTTGATGATGCCGCCAGAGTTCATCTCGATCACGTTCCCGTTCTTGTCGGCCACAGTCACGCCATCGGCGCGGAAGTGAACGAATTGATCCGGATTGTTCGGATTGAGCATCCCGCGCTGGTAGACGCTGTCGGCTAGATTGTGGCGCCGCTTGCTGCCCGGATTCGACTGAGCACCATCGTTCGATTTCAGTGCGGAGATGTCACGATCAGCGACCGATACCAGACCGACATCGCCGACGACCGGATCATTGATGATGGCGTTGCCGCCACCCTGGTTTCTGGAGACGGCGACGCCATAGATGATGCCGTGATCGGTCTTCTTGCCAACACCATCGGTCTGATTGACCATGATTTGCACGTCGACTGTCGGGGGCTTGCCGACGCCACCACCATGTTTGGCAATGACCTTGACGGGAATGTTTGTCCGGACTTGTGCCAGTGCCTGTCGAATTTGAAACTCGACAGTGTTGCTGTCGCCGGCAGCGTCGGAAACGCCCTGTTGACCGAAAAAGCTCTCACTCATCCGACCGTCTCCGACATTTGATAGCAGCTCACGATCGTGAACCATTTGCCTTTCGGCACCTCGGCGTCGAGGTAGTGGAATAGCTGACCGACCTTCCACTTCCCGCGTGCCGATGTGAGATCAGACTGGATTTCGACCTGCCCGCCCATCTTGTACGCCGGGTTGAAGAGACACTGACAAATGACCTGGGCCTCATTAAACATCGGATATCCGACGAGACCGGTGGTCGGAGAAATCAGTACCGCCTCGCCCTGTCTCGGTTTTCCGGGCGGGGAGATTGCGAGTGTTCCGCGATCAATGATCCATTCGATGCCAGCATCTCGGGCGATATTGGCGGCTTGTTGGAATGGCGTTCCCGCATAATACGGGTTGGCCAGTTTCACACTGACGCCGTTGCTCTCGAAGGTGAGGTTCATCTGGCCGGCGATCTGGCTCATCATCTGAGCGACATCGCCACTGCCGTTGATCGACATCGGCGTCGCCGGTTTGACCTTGTCAAATCCACCAGGTACGGCCTGGATACGAAACGCCACTTCCGGCATTGCTCGCGCATCGACGAATGCTCGAAAAATCTGGCCTTGGAAGACAAGATGCATTCCCATCTCATCATCGCCAGCCTGCACAGTAATTGTGTTCAGTAGCGACTTATTCAGATCCCTGCCGACGTTGCTCAGTTGGTTCATCAGGCTAAGGGGAAGCCCGTAGATTGCCATCTGCATATTGGACTGGCTGAAGCCGCCGTTGACTTCGATGATGCACGACGTGCGCAGGCCTTTCAGCGCTGCAGTGTTACCGCCGCCGATGCTGAATTGTCCGCTCGCCAGCGAGATGTCCGTCACGATGCGCTTTTTCGTGAAGGACATATGGAGTTCCGATCAATGAGCGTGGCTATTTTGTAAGGTAGTGCTTGACATATTTCCGTAAGCTGGTACCTTACAGAAATGATCGTGTCGTTCCGAAACAAAGCCCTGCAACGGTTCTTCGAGACCGGAAACCCACGCGGTCTGAGTGTTCAGGATGACAAGCGAGTGTCCCGCATCCTGCGCGCGCTTGAAGCTGCGTCTGCACCGGAAGACATGGACCTTCCTGGCTATCGTTTTCACGGCCTCTCAGGTCAGGACAAGGGCCGCTATTCGGTCCGCGTTACCGGCAATTGGCGCATCACATTCGGCTGGGACGGCGAACACGTCACCAACGTTGAATTAGAGGATTACCACTGATGACTACATCATCTCCTATCAAGCGCGGGCTTCCCCCGATGCATCCGGGGGAACTTCTGCGCGAAGACATCATTCCTGCGCTGGATAAGTCCAAGACTGAGATCGCAAAGATGCTCGGCATCAGCAGACAGACGCTCTACGACATTATCGACGAGAAGCAGCCCGTGACCGTCACGATGGCCCTCCGGTTCGGAAAATTGCTCGGAAACAGCCCGTTCTTCTGGCTGAATCTCCAGCAGGCATATGATCTGGAACGGGCCGAACGCGAGGTTGATGTCTCGGCAATTCCGACTCTTAAGGTCGCCTAGCCCGACTACTTCAGAATCTCCAATCCAACGGATATGGTTGTCCCCATCTCAACGGGGGCAACCATGGTTTTTGCTCGGATTCTGACTACTCTTCTCGCGATCGTAGCAGGCGTACTGTCCGCCGCTGCAACCGAAATCCCGCCTGGCAAGGTGGGAAACTATGAATACTGCCTTCGAATGCTTGGCGGCGCCACACCCGAGGCAGCCATAGTCAACTGCAATGGCACCTTCAGCCCTTATGTTTCCATATGCCAGAGCAAGGGCCACACCCAGTTCGCTTGCACTCAAGACGCGACTGCAATGGCCTATGCCGTGTTCTGGGAAGGCGCAAATGAGCGCTGCCGAGGTGGAACTGAAGAACCGGCGACTTCCGACGCATGTGACGAACGGCAGGTCTATTCTGAAAAGCTCCAAAGCATGCACTGGTGTGAAGGACATGCCCCAAACCAGCGATCGATGCTTAACTGGTCCCGCTGTGACTGATCAATCAGGGCCCGATTTCATCGGGAAAGAGGTACGCCAGCACATACCTCGATCCGATGCCTGAGTATTCCGGATCGTTCGTTCCCTGGGTATCGATCCACATCAGATCACCCAGGAAGCCGAGATACGCATCTCGCACGATCCGGTTGGCACGTTGGCAAATCACGCCCATCACCATCGGTGAGTTGTCAACCAGAAGGTCGAGGAACAAGCCTTGATCCTTTTGATAAATGTTGAACTGGCATTGCTGGTTGTTGAGTTGCACCCGGACCGCCTGGTTAGGCACGGCTTGAAGCGGAACAATCAGCATCAGAATGGCCCTGCTGGAAGTCCGCTAGCACCGAATTGTGCTGCGGTTGGCGCAACGGGCTGAACCGGCCCTCCATTGACCAGCCCCGCAACTGTCGGGCTTTTCGTTGCGGAGAACATGCCACCACCGGCTTCTCTGATTTCGATCACGGTCACATCGACCTGCATCAGACCAACACCGTTCGTTGCGGTCTGCGCATAGTCGTAGCGTTCGATATTTGCGTTCAGATAGACCCTTGCCGGGGTCACGATGTTATAGAGCTGCAGATCGCCTGCTATCGCCGATATCGAAGATAGCAATGCCTGCTGCCGAGCTTCATTGCCGCCGGCGGCGAACCGGAGCCTCGTGCCATAGGGCACTTCGACCTTGTCGTAGCTCTCGAATGAACCGCGCTCGACGGGATAGTCAGAGATCGCCCACTGCTTCCGGAAGTCGAACGCGGTGATGCTGTCGGCAATCACGACCGGAATGCCACCGCGATAGATGCCCCATGCCGATGCCCTGCCTCGAAATATCAGGGAAAGCGCGTCGGCGAGGAGGAGTTCAAGAGCCATCAGGTCGGACCAAAGTTCGCCGCCGTGGCATTGGCGGAATGTTTCATGCGCTTGTCGATATCGCCCCAAATGGCATCGGCAATGCCGTGCGGATCAGAGGCTTGGGTATGGATGTTCATGTTGCCGATCGATGTGTTCGAAGACACGCTGTTGGCGTAACGACGGTTGTCGTTGTTCGCTGAAGAGATTGCCGCCGAGCCTTTGGCGCCCGTGGCAATCCCCGGCTGTTCCGGTCTCAACAGATATGAATCCATTCCGCGCATACCGCCGGCCGTCCTGCCGGTGAAATTGTCTACGCCAGTTCGCGGATTGTAACCCTCAGCTCGTTCAAACCGGGAGGCGGCAATAGCGCCCTCGCGATCATTGCGAGCCGTGCGAAGTGCTGATTCAGACCCACCGCCAGCCTTGCCAGAGTTGATCTCCTTCAGCACATATTTGACTTGCGTCTCGAAATCGCGCCAATCCTTGCCGAGTTCGCGAGCGTGCTGAAGCATTCCGGCTTTCCGAGAGCCGAGCCATTGGGCAATCCCAGTTGCGCCGATAGAATTAACCGACGACGGACCACCAGAGGCCTCGACATTCATCCACCGCGAGATAAGTCCTTTTGCACCATGAGGCGACACGCCGCCCTCTGTCAGCATCTGGTAGGCTTGACGCTGCCGGTCCTTCGTCCACCAACCTCGTTCACCGGCACTTCGACCGCTGACGGCAAAATCGCTGCCACCGGCGAGGCCTCCGCCGCTCGCCCCAGCCGAAATCAGACTGCCACCAGAACCCATGGGGCCAGCGGACGCGCCAGACATGGCTCCGGTGATCCCCTTCCAGAGATTTGACCAGAAACCACCGCCGCCAACTTCGTTGGAGACCGGCATGACCGGAAGCGGGTTTGACTTCGAAACCGGGCGACCGTCGACTGGACCGTTCAAGAAGCCGTCGAGTGAGTTTTGTCGCTCTCGATCACCACGATCGCGGCCGGGACCACGCCCATGGGGACCAGAACCTGGTCCCTCCGGAATGCCGCGCATCTTCGCCCATTGGGCGACCCATTCGTCGGCGCGCGGATCATCACGCCAGCTACCCGCATTCTTTGCACTGTCACCCGATAGGCTGAGCATAGCTATCCATGGGGAAACACGGCCAAGAAGGCCGCGCGCTAAGCCACCAATACCTGCACCACCGGCCGCGGCAGCCCCTCCACCCGCTGCGGCAGCACCGGCACCACTCGCAATGGCCCCGCCGAACAGGAACTTTGCCGCCTTGCCACCAGCCCATAGGCCGAACATGATTTCGAGCGCGTTGGTGAGACCACCAACGGCATCGGCGGCAGACTTGGCGCCGTCACCGAAACTCTTCAAACCAGCGCCGACGGCGTTCCAGTCGATCTTCGCCAGATAGTCAGCGAACTTGGCAACCTTGTCGGAAATTTCGCTGGCGAGCCAATCCTTGTTGGCACCCAACCAGGCCGTCATCTTGTTGATGAGATCGGTGATCGGTGGTCCGGCCAACTCATAGAGCTTGTTGATCAGCGAACCGACCTGTTGGGTCAGCGTGAACCAGGCATTCTGAAGGTCTTGCGCTGCCTTGATCGCCCGGCCGGACGGCGAAATCGATTTTTCGATTTCGGCGACGTAAGCCCCAACGGCTGCACCTTGATCCTTCATCAGGGCAAATGTGCCGGGGTCGATGCCAAGTTCTTGCGCGATGTTGAATGCGCGGGCTGGATCGGTTGCCGCCAAATTCTTCAGCGCGGCCGAAGTCTGCTCTAGAAAAGCGATCGGGCCCTTATCGGTCGAGATCAGCCGGCCGGTAGCTGCTTCAAGCTGGTAGAACGCCTGCGGCAGTGCTTTGCCTTGAAACCGCAAGTCATACAGCGCCTTGCCCATGCGCTGGATGGTTTCGGCCGTGACCTGCCCAGTACCGCCGAAACGCTGCGCCGCAGCCTGCCACGCCGCGACTTGCTGCGGCGATTCCGCCATGTTGGCGGAGAACCGGCCCAACTCAGAATTGGCCAGGGTAAGGCCGCTGATGAGATCGGCAAGCGAACGAGAGCCCGCAATGACGGCAAAGAGCGTGATGACTTCGCGGGCCATCTTCTGGATGCTGGCGGCAACTTTGTTCGAAGCCGCTTCGACATCCTTGCCCGATTTGACGGCCTGATCCCGTGTCTTGAGAAATGCGGAAGCAGCTTCCTTTTCGCCCTTTTTGAAGTCCTTCGGATCGAGCCGCAAGGCCACGATGAGTTCGTCGATCAAAACGCCCATCAGGTTTCCGTTTTCTTGTGAGAATTGATGATGCGTCGGTTATGGCCGTCTACCGTCGCGACCTCGAGCAAGTCGTAGACGTCCTCGACGCCAAGCCACTCATCAAGGTCGCGCAGCGTGGCCAGCTTCTGGGAAAGAACCGCGCCTATCACTCGTGAAACGTTGGCGTACTCAATCAGGCCTTCGTCGTAGGCGTCGCGTCCGAGGTCGGCTTCGATGCGGCGCCGCCAAGCGAAAAACCCACATGCAATTCAAGCACCTCCCGGCGCAGATTGATGCGGGTCATCACTTCCTCGATGTCGTCTTCTATGAGGTTGCGCACGACATTGACGTTGGCTGGATCAGGCCTGATCTGGATGCAAGACATCATTTCGTCGAGCAGGGGTTCGGCATCATCCCAGTTGGATGACAGCAAAGCGCTGACGCCCATGACGGCGATGCCCTGCATGCCCTGCCCGGCTGCCTGCCCAATGTCGATACCAGAACGGGCCACGCTGAGAAGCGCACGCATGGCCCACTTCTCGGCCTGGCTGGCCGGCATCTCCCGAATGACGAACACCTTGCCAGCATCACGGCTGATCTCGCCGATTGGTTTCCCGTCGGCATCAATCTGGCGATCATCTGAGATCGTAACTGCTTTGACCTTACGCGCCATGGATCAAGCCTCAGATCGGGTTTGCCGTGACCCGCTCCCAGCGGATCATGTAGCGCCGGGGCTGCAAAATCCGCGCCGCTGTCGGGAGTGGCGATTTGTTGACCAGATACCCTTTGGTCGAGACATAGGTACGATTGACCGATGTCAGAGTAGTCTGACCATTGGCAGTGAACACATCCCGGTTGTTGATCATTGCCGCCGCCCATTGCTCGAAGATGAAGTTCGAAACGGAATCAGCTTGCAGCGAGAAATTCTGCTCAACCGGGGTGAAGACAAAACCGCCAGAGAGAAGGCCGTCTACACCCATTGCAGTTTCGACGACTTCCTGCTCGGCAGCGTCATAGATGTTGTCGGCCGAGAAGCCTTGGATGCGCTGCGGTACCGGGAACAACCCCGGAATGGTAAGCATGATGATGGCGTTGGCCGCCGTAATGGAGGACATGCGAAATCTCCCGATCTAGGGCGGTTGGTTACTGGACGAGGATAGATGCAAGGTCGATGTGCTGGACCGAGCCGCCGTCCATATACCAGAAGGAAATCGGCGGCGATTGGCGGGCCTGCCTGACGATCGGAGCGGCGTCCTTGACCTGCAGATACCAGCCCTGGATTTGCAGCGTGTCGCTGACAGGAAGGCCGGCGGCAGTGTTCACAAGCGAGGCCTGCTGGGCCGACAGAGTGACATTGGGCCGTATCGCGCCGAAGTTCAGTCCGGCGTTGATCGGGTCCATGCAGGCCTGCCGGATCAGTGCGTACCCATCAGGGTTGTATGGGACAGATTTCGCATTCGCGAGCAGGTTCATCAGGGCTAGCTGGAGCGCATTGTTCAGCCAGATCTGATTCTCATAGCTGTCCAGCCACTGGAAGATGCCTGAGACAGTACCGTTCTGGAACTGGCGGAATTGCTGGTTCGCCGTCGCGTAAGCGCCGTAAAAATTGTACGAGTTCGCGATCAGATTGCTGGCGACCGTCGCTGTGGTGACACCGGCGACAAGACCGCCCTGCCCCTTGAAGGCGAAGGTGATCCGGCCATTGGTAGCCTGGAAATCGATCGATGCCGCGGCACCGCACACGAAGGCGTCGATGCGCTGCACATCGGTTGCCAAGACATAGATCGGGCACGTGCCGTTGTAGCCAGCCTGAGCCAGTAAGTACCCGAAGCTCGTGGTGGCCTGAGCGGAAAGCGTCGGCGTCACATCGGTATCGAGAGAGACATAACCCCAGCGCTTGTTCTGTGCGTTGGTCCACTGGGCGAAAGCCAATTTCTGCTGGCAGCCGTTACCACCATCAGGATCGAAGATCGTCATGAAGTTCGCCCAGTTCTGGGTGAGATTGATGGTGTTCGTCATGAAGGCGGCAGGTGCCTGCGGAGCGCTACCCTGCGAAAGGATGGCACCGGTGTCGACAGTCAGGAAAACCTGCGGGGCTAGCGAGCCAGTTGCGAAAGCCACAGTAGAGCCGATGCCGACTGACCCGGAGGTGATGATGAAGCCACCGGAGATCGTGTCATAGGAAACGCTCAGCGGTGCGCCTGTGGCCGTGATCGTGGTGCTTGCGGCGGTCTGGGTCAGGTTGACGTAGTAGGTACCGACAAGGCCTGTGCCAGTGCCAAGACCCGTGATCTGCGTGTTGGCGGTCACACCGGTGCCACTAATCGCCTGCCCGACGGACAGAGTACCAGACGAGACGGCCGAGACGGTCAACGTGCCATAGGCTGCCGTGACAACGGTGCCATCGGGAACTGACTGGGCCTTCGACACTGCATAGGTGCCGAGCCCACCGGTGGTGCCCGAAAGCTGAGACACGATCACCGTGCCAACCGTCACGCCGGTGCCACTGATCGCCGCGCCGGGCACCAGATTGCCCGACCCGATAGCGGTCACTGTCAGCACGTTGCCAGCGATGTTGCCGGTCACGGTAGCGGTGCCGGCAGCAATGGCGCCGGTCACGCTCGCCGCCGAAGGCAGAGTGTTGTTCAGCGCGGTTGCGATGATGGCGGCAGCCGACGAATAGCTCGTCGCGGCAGCCAGACTCACCGATGCATTCGAATAGGTATAACCATCCACGACCACCGAAAGAGCGCCAGTGAGCGCCTGAAGCTTAGGAATGGTCAATGTGTTGACCGGACCACCGCGCAAATAGGCCGAGGCACCAGCGGCGGGGAACCGGGTGAACAGGATGGCCGCAGGCTTCTGGGTCGAGTTATCGAAGCCCTGGAAATAGACGTTCGCGATCCCGACTTCGTCCGACGACGGGCCGAAATACTTTGATACGGAAGTGCCATCATTCGGGAACGACAGCACTTGGCCGACGGGTACGCGGGTGTTCAGGGTCAGCACCAGCCCGTTCATCACGAGCGAGTTGCCGCCGGCGTTGAGAACGTTCGGAATCACGTTCACAAGAAGGCTTGCAGGTATCGACGACAAGGGTTTGTTCCTTCTCAGGTGGCCGGATAGGCCGCTTCGACGTTGATGAGTGTGGGCTGCAACTGATCCGCGAAGTCCTGCGGCGTTTGCAGTGTGATGTTGGCTTGTAGCCGCGCATCGATGACCCAGCGGTCATCGACTTGCTGCTCGCCGGTCCAGAACGGGATTTGCTTCGGATCGTCCGCATGGATCGGGGCGACGCCGGTGTTCAATGCAGCAAAAGCCGCGACTGCATATTGGTCTCTAAATAGCGTCGTGATGGTCTGAGCGTTGTCGGCGGAGTTGTCGCCGTGGACGTCCAGTTGAATAGTGATTTCAGTTGGTTGTAGAAAAGTCTCAAAGCCCGATGCGAGTTTGCCAGAGCCAACCGTTTGCGCCGGGCTGACTTGGTAGGTTCCGATGCCACCTGTCCCTGAAACGATTGCCGCGACTGTAGTGCCGGCGGCAACACCGACGCCAAAGACGGTCTGCCCTACGGCTATCGTGCCGAATTGAACGGCCGTCACGGTCATGACTTGGCCGGCAATCAATCCGGTGAAACTGACATCGGTATAGGTATCGACGTTGGTCGAGAGCCGGCGACGTCCGATTGGGTTCATCACTACGTAATCGGGTGCCTTCGGCGGCGGCACTCGGTTCACCTGTGCCCGCACGACTTCAACGCCAGAAGGCAGGATCGAGATCAGGAACGACCGTAGCGCGGTCAGTACCGCCGTCTCGGTCAGCGCTGGCGCGATGCTCACCCGGCCAGCCTGTAGAAGGCGACGTTCAGTTTTGCGCCGGCCGTCTGCTCGATGAAGCGCAGTGCGCCCAGATTGGCCGAGAACAGAAGTGGCGCATCAGCCACCGCCATGGTCATGCCGATTGCCGCCGTGGGAGCCGTGCCATCGTCCCGCCAACGGACCGCCAACGGACCGCCTGAGCTTCGCAGTCGATGAGCGCAACATTCGCGCCTGGAGGCACGGTAAGTGCTGTAGACGCGGCAAGGCTCGTGATCTGCTGATATCCGAGCGGCGCGTAGGATTGAGAGAACATGTGCCGTTCCTATGGTGAGACCTGGAGCGTCAGAGCCACTTTTGACCAATCGGGCCAGCGTTCGAGGACGTGCGCAGCGAGCCACACATTGCCCTCGGGTAACGTTCCGTTTGGGAATACGAAGAGATCGCCGCCAGCCCCGACATTGCGAACGACACCCATAGCCACACCGTTGAGATAAACGGCACGGTCAACGCCCTGGATGTTGAGACCGTCGAGCAAACGAAGATCCGAGGACGTTAGAGCTTGGACCTGAACAGAGATGGCGAAATCGGAGTAAGCCGGAATCTGCGATCCGTCGGGCGCCGTGGTGTATCCCGTTGAACGTCGCAACGTCGCGGGGACAAACGGGTTCACCGCACCAATTGCCGGCGCTACAATCCCATGAAGGTTCATTGCTTGGCCTACTTCACGCGCCAGTCGACGCTGTTCAGCATGTGGCTGGTTTCGATGAGCTGCTTGTCGTTGCCTTTGCGGGCGATGGTCGCCTCGCTGAGCGGAGGCCCGACATATTCGACAATCGCGCCTTGAAGCTGGCCCTTGATCGCTGCACCGGTCTGCCCGAGGGTCTTGTCGGCGTTATAGCCGTTTTCGACGAGCAACCCGCCGATGGCGTCCGGCCATTCCTCAGACTTCGCCTCGATCATGCCTCGGAAGAACGGGCGCGGCGGTGACTTCTCATTGCCGAATTCGTTCATCGCCGCCACGAAGGGAACGGAGGTGCCATCCGGATAAGTCGCTCCGGCGAGGAAGCCGATCTCGACGCTCGACGCATTGCTGACGCTCTGCGCGATTTCGGCCAGCTTGGCGGCGAGTTTGTTGCCGCCGCTGAACGCGACCATCAGCTCTTGGCCTTGGAGCCCTTCAGCGGCAGCACCTGTAGTTCTTCGGGCTTAGCCGGTTCTTCGGATTTCGCTTCGGCCTTCAATAGATCGGCAGTGGCGAGAGCGTCATCAGAAGCGGGCTCCTCGGAGGCCGGCGCCACAGATGCTGCGGCAGCCGCAGGCTCATCGCCGGCATGACCCGCTGGATCAGTTGCGCCCCCGTCATCTGCGACGGGCTGATGATCGGGCTCTGTCACTGCCGCCGGTTCAACTGGGGCCGCAACGGTCACATTTGCGATGTTCATCACCTGGGCACCGCCAGCGAGAGCTTCATCGATACGATCGAGGCGAGCCTCGACGATGGAAAGCCGATCCTCAGTCTCGATCTTGAAATCGCGCACTTCCTTGCGAAGCGCATTGAACATCTGTTCGTCCATGATCTTCATCCTGATTTACCGATAGGGGAACGGCGTTGGCGGCGGCGCTGGATAGCTGAACCCGCCAAGCCAGTACGGACGGGCAAGCTGCCAGAACAGCGCGCCGTATGTGGTTTGGGCGTACCAGGCCTGGGCCAGGCTCGTGGTGAACTCGACGTCCACCGAGACACTGCCCTCGGTCGCACTGGAGATGCGGCCGACCAGACCCGTTGCCGGGCTACCGACTACGCCAAAGTTGAGTTTGCAGAGATGCGCAACCATCAGCCACAGGAAGTTGGTCTGTTGCTGAGGATCGATCACATTTCCGATGAAGCCGGCAATGGCTTGCTGGGCACTCGGCAGAATTCTCGCCGTGATCTGAGGTTCTGTCACGTTCGAGAACTCAGGATAGGCCGCAGCCCATGCTGCATAATCGAACGTGATAGCCATGTCAGACCTCAGGCCGCAGCGGTTTCGACGCGGCGCTTGAACTCGGGGATCGGGTTCTTCGGATCGTGCGGCTCGAAACCGACACGTTCGCCGACATGATCCTGGGTGCGGGCCTTGATGTCGCCTGCCCGGGTCATGACCATGATGTTGCCCGACTTCACGGCCGGATGATCGGCGTTCTGCTCCATCCATTTGTCCATGAAGTCGGCATCGACGTTGTAGGTCAGCGCGTAGCCGTTCATGATCAGGTTCGGCGCGGCGCGGTCGACAGCGTGAGACCATCCGTTCAGGGTGATGGTATCACCCACCTTCTCCCACACCGGCACGTCTCGCGAGCCGCCGCCCATGACGGGCTCCGGACGGCTCGTTTGACGCTGGAGTTGGAGAACCAGCCCATGCGGGAGGCGGCAAGCCACGGTTACCGTTTTCGCCATGGTGAGTTTCCTTTTTACGATACTAGATGCCTTCCGGCATCGAATTGGACTTCGCAAGGTTGATAGACGCGGGGACTACTCTCAAATTCGTGTGAACGTGCAGACCGCTGCAAGTCTTTCCTCGAAGAGGATAGATATGATCCACATGATGCGAGATGCCGGTTTCGCGAGTAAGGCGATCAGCTTCCGCATAGATCTCTGCGATCGCATTCATATCAGCCCAAGAGGGTGTTCTTGCCTTTAGGTCAAATTCACGTTGCCTAGCGTTGGCAATGTAACAAGCTCGATTTTTTCGGTAGTCATTACGCCGTCTTTCACGGATTATGTCGCCGTTGCGAGCCCGTGAATTCTTTCGCCACTGCTTGAATTTTTCAGGATTGCTCACGCGATCCGCTTTGGCCCTGATTTTTCGATCGGCAGCAGTTTCTTGGTAGGCAGATCTTTGCTTTTCCCGAATTCTCGGTCGGTGTTTGGCATAACCTTGCCGTTGAGAGAGCTTTTTTCTCTCGATTTTCTCACTTTCGGAGAAAGCGAACTCCCGACGATTTTCAATGGAGGCTGCCCTGATCTTATTCCCATGATACCGGAGCGTGTTGGCTCCAGTGCATTCGAGAGAACAAAATCTGGACTTCTTTTCTCGGCATGTCGGCACATCGTATGGCGATCCACATTCCGCACAAACCAACGAAACAGTGGTTGTGCGACGAGGTTGAATACGGCGCCATTCGTATAAGCAAGCCATTGAACAGAAATTGCTAGGCTCTCGCCATGCCGGGACATAGTACGAATTAGAGCAGTTCTGACATGATTTATCTGTTCCAGACTTCTTTGACATTGATATACTCGGAAATCAATCTTTGAACTCCGAGTATACCATATTCGTTTTCCCGTTCAAACGCCCAATAGCTGCGCTACTGCCGCTGGGTATCTAATGACCGCACCCCAACTACCCGCCGTCTTCTTCTGCTTCCAGGCCGAGAGCTCGCGAACGATGGCATGATCCCGGGATTTTTCATTGAAGGAGCAGAAGCCGGTGTCCTGACCGTCGAAACGATCGGCGATGAGCTGGACGACATTGCCGGCACCGGTGGCATAGCGCGGCGAGGTCTTCACCTTCAGCTTGGGGAAGTTCTTGGCCAGAAGATCGGTGACATTGACGCCGAACGAGTTGGTCGAGGTCATGGCCACGGCAGAGCCCGGAGGCAGCGCCAGGGTCATGTCATCAGTCGCCTCAACACGGCCGGCGGTCTGTGCCACCAACTTGTTGAAGATGGCCTGGATGTCCGCGAACACTTCATTGGCCGTGGCATTGATGACGCCGGCGCCCGTGATCCAGGTCACGCCACCCGCTGCCTTCGTGGCCGGGGTCAGCGGAGCCGACAGGGCCGGATCATTGAGCAGGCCATAGTTCTGCAGACCAGCAACACCGTTGTGATAGGTGTAATCCTGGAACTTGCTCAGCGTTAGTGCGGCCGACATCTGCTTTTCAGCAACCCAGTTCAGCTTTGCCGTCGCCATGCGAGCCTGTTCAAGATCGCCATATTCGATGATGGTCTGGAACAGATAGGACTGGCGCTGCGGGAACGTGGCATTCGCGTCCGACATGCCGACATTGTTCTGGTCGCCGTAGCTGGACACCTCACCGGTGTTTTCCACGACGAGGAACATGGCTGTCTGGGTCGTCCAGTCGCCTTCCTTGCGTTCGCCGAGGATGTCAGCGCCCTTGTTGGGAGACTGAAGAACCCGGATCACTTCCGGATCGACATAGGTCGTGAACAGCGCCGGGACACCGCTGGAGCCGGGACCAACGGCGAGCGTCGGCTGGGCATCCAGTGCGACCTGATAGTTTCGCTTGTAATCGAGCGGAAGGTAGTCCTGAGCGAGGACGACAATACCCCAGTCCTGCTCAAGGCGGGTGAAATCAACGTGCTTGATCATGGCTGCCTCGCTTAGATCGTGTCGGTCATTTTGATGAGTTCCGACGCAGCACCAGCGGTGGCCGCATAGAACTTGGTCTCGATGCTGCCGGCGACAGTGGCGCCAGCGGCTGCGAAGGAGATCACACCAGTCGTGAGATTGGCGAACGCCTTCATGCCGACCGTGGCCGCACCGGCGCCGGCATTGTTCACCCAGACATCACCGCCGTTGATGATATCGCCGGCCGGGAAGCCGGATGGGATCGTGTTGCCGAACTCGGTCAGATACGTCGTGATGATGGCCTGTTCGGTCCGGATCACGATACCAGTGGGCAAACCCGAACCGGTGTTGTTCAGGAGCCGCGGAACGCCATTGGTGTCATTGGCCGTCCATGCGAACAGACCGACGGTGACGCCATTGGCACCGGCGCAAAAGCCGCCTTCCACGGTAAGAGCCGAATGGCGCGGATTGACGGAGGCGACCTGACCGGCAACGGCCGGCGCCTGGGTGAGATTGACCTGCCTCTGGAACATTGCTGGATCTCCTTACTTGAGGCGGCCGGCGTTCGGGAAACGCTGCGAATAAGCGTCCTGAGCGGCGGCATCCATGGCAGTGGTGACGGGAGCGGCGGAAGTCGAAGGCACGGGGAGAGCCTTCAACAGGGAGCGATATGCCGAGGGGTGAAGACCCGCGATATCGATCTTCATGGCATCCAGGGCGTGACGATAGACCTTGTCGGCGCTGTCGCAGGCCACGGCGATTTTGCCGACGTAGGGGCGAACCTCGTCCTCGGCGATGCGGATGTCGTTGAACTGTTTCCGAACACGCTTCTCGACGGCTTCGGCAGAGGTTCGGATCGCTTCATCCATGGCGGACTTGCTGACCTTCTCCTCCTTGTCGTCCTCATCATCCTCGTCTTCGGCGACTTCCTCGCCGTCGTCCTTGGCGCCCTTGGCCTTTTCGTCTTCTTCTTCGTCCTCGGCCTTCTTGTCTTCATGCTCCTCGTCTTCGCCGCGAGGCTCCATTTCGTCCTGGGCGATGAGCGTCTTGATCACCTCGTCGATATTGGCGTCTGCCGCCAGTTTACCGTCGAGGGCAGTTTTGAACGCCGCGACCCTCGCCGCGCGCGCCTTTGCTTTCGGCGAAGTCGCCATTGTGATGTTCTCCATGGGACGTGGGGTGAGTGCGCTATCTTGGACAAGAACGTCCGGGCCTGCGCGGCCCTGCTCAACGAGGGCTAAATGATTACCCCCGATGTCTCTCATCGTGCCGTCAAAAGCTTCCCCATCCGGCGTAGTGCCCGGTGTCATATCCGGGCGGTATCGATACCCGGCTGAAAGCTCTCGTTGTTCGTCGGTCTCGATCAACTCGATTGCCTTGCCATCCCACACCGTCAACGGCGCGGTGAGATAGGGCGCGTCGAAGCTGACCGGGCTTCCGATTGTGCCGACGGTTAGTTCCTTGGGATGATCATCGGCGTTGACCGGCTTGTGGCGGATCAAGAGCGGCTTGCCCTCAAAGCTCGACGCGGCACGCGCCAGTTCCTTGGGATCACGATACAGCCGGTAGATGTGCTCTGGATCGAGGCCAAGCCGTTCGAAATCTGGAACCTCACGGCCATAGTATGGGTTGACCACCGCCTTGCTAATCGGGGTCCGCTCGACGTGGAGGTGGCCGTCGGCATCGATCGAGCGAACCGTGGCCCGGTCCAACGCGATGCAATCCTGCGCACCCTTCACGCGATCCAACCAGTTGTCATCGATTTCCTCGAAGACCTCGGGTCCGAATTCCAAGGGGCCGTCATATGGCGCGACCTTGGTCAGATCGACGCCCGCTCCGAAATAGGTAATCGTGACGTGCGGCCTATATTGCGGCCAATCCCAAGATGCGCCGCCGTCCTCAAAGGTGCGGTGGCGTTCCGCGAGTTCGTCACTCTGAAACAGAAGGCAGACCGCTCCCTTGTCACCAAGCTCCTCGACCGATCGGGGGCCGAGGATGGCGACGGCAGTGTTCTCGCGCGGCTTGAACCGGTCCCAATCGACCGGCTCGTTGCTGTAGGCCACTGTCACATGGAGATCGTCGGCCTTCAGCGTCTCGTCGAAGCCCTGCAGGATCGCCCATGCCAGGAATTCACGGGTGTTCAGCAACGAGCGGCGAACATAGAGCGGGCGTGCTTCGGCCGCGTCCTTTCCAACGAACTCTTCGCCAACGGCCCTTGGGATGCCGAGCGTAGATTTGCCAGCGGCGGCGGCAAACATCGCCTTCCGCTGAGCCTCAGAGACAGCCGGCATAGAATTCTCGCAGTGTTAGGAGTGCGGTCTATTCGACCGTGAGACGCAAGCGGTCGAGTATCCAACGCGCCAATCTGTCGTAGTCGGCTTCTGAAGGTTGCCAACCGAAGAGAGCACAAAGCTTCCAGAAGACCATGCGGGCCCGTAGTTTCGCCCGGAGCGCCAATGGCACGGCTATTCGGATTTCGCTGACAATCATCACGAAACCCTCTTTTCACTCGGCGTCTGGGCTACCAGCCCATCGCGACAGCGGACCAAATGGCGAAACAAATGCCAAAGATCATGATCATGCCAGGACTGCGGAACGAGCCACCGGGCAGATCGTAGTTTGTTCGACGATCGATGGAGCGCATTACCTTCAAGGCGCGGGCCCTTTCAGCCGGGTCTTTTGGAAGAACCGGTGGGGGCGATGCAATCAATCCCATCACGAAAATCCCTTGATCACCGGCCTGCCGACGCATCTGCAGTTGATCAGTTCGCCGGGCTGAATGAATTGCTTCACAGCGGGATCGTACCAACCTTTCGAAACCTGATAGCGTGTCTTTTCGCGCCCGGCCTTCAGATGTGTATGGCGGGGCTCCCTGGCGGCACCGCTGTGCGTCCAGATGGCCTCGTCGATCCCGACTTCCTGCAACCTGACCCGATTGAAAGCCGCCGTAGCCTTGTTGTTCTGATCCAAGGATATAAACGCGGCCCGGCGCTTGGTGACGCCCAGCCTTGTCTCCAGATCGGACGCCAGTTGCCCGAGATCGCGGCCGGTCTGCACCGATCGCATCACCATTCCCTCGACCTGGTCCAGATACTGGGCGGGGATCGATTTGATCAGGGCAACATTCTGGTGAACCGTGGCGTCGACAACATCCCGCATCACCGGCGTCATCTTGAACTCGACCGACATGCCGCCGTCGCGAAGAATCTTCTTCAGCGCCGCGGTGGATCGTTTCTCAACCGATTGCGCGAAGTAGGCTGCCAAGTTCTCGGCTGCGGTATCGAACTTCTTCAGCCACTGCGCCGAAAGTTGTTTCATGGTGCGCCGAAGCACATCCGCCGGCGTCTCGTCCATTGCAACACGTGGCTCGTTCGCTCGATACGACGCCTTGACCCAGTACATCACACTGACGTGCATGGCCTCGACGAGACGATCAAGCTTCTTCCGGTATGCTTCAGCGATCCCGACGTTTGGTCGAACCGGGCGAAGCACCTTTTCCGTCTTGCTCCGGGGCGCTCGCTTCCGGCTTTGCAGGCTCGACATCGCGATCCTTCAGCGTATCAGCGATTGGCCGATCTTTCGGCGTTCTCGCGTTGATGACATCCCAGAGATCAAGCTTGATCACGCCGCGGCCTTTTTCCCGTCGTCGAATAGCCCATTTATAGGATGGCCGCCCTTCGGCTCAAGGCCTTCTTCCTCCTCAATGAGGAGGTCCGGCACTTCGTCCGGATCGAGGTTTTGATACATGCTGTCTGGATCGCTTGCTAGGCTACTGCGCGCTTCCTCTGGCGAGACAACACCGGAATCGATATCAATCTGGCGGGTTTCGGCCTTCGTCTTCTCGACTTCAGCCAGGCCCTTCTCGTCGAGAGACCACAGCGGCTCGAATTCGAAATCGATGCCATCGTCGGTTTCACCCCACAGCGAAAGCATCACCAAACCTAAGAGGGCATGCAAGTTCTGGCGATAAAGGTCCTCCTGGAAGCTGTGTGTCCAGTCATAAAACGACCGCAACTCACCTTCCGACGATGCGTTCAGGCCCGCCGGCTGGACGCCGAGCAGCTTCACCGTTGGGATATGGCTAACGGATGCCATATGCTCCTGTGATTGAGCCTGGAGCGCGTCGAGGCCACTGAGTGGCGACGAGACATTCTCGAACTCCTCCGCCTCTTTGTCGATCATCAGCAAACCGCGATTGGATCGCGTATTGTTGAACATCGCCGCGCGGGCCAGCATGCTGTCAGCCGAACCACCGCTCAGAACGGCATCCATTCCTGTCTTCAGAACGAACTGCGTAAACGACGTGATGATGTCGTTGACGCCCTGCCGAGTTTTCAACCAGTTCTCGACATAGGGATACGCCATCTGTGACAGCGAGATGCCCCCGAACGAATAGGCCGGTTTCAGCAGATCCGGCACCGGGCGGCCGATAAACGTCAGCAACCGTGTCTTGTGGACGCTCCTGCCCATCACGTTCCAGGATTGTGGGTCGTACCAGCCATCCTCAAAAGGATCGGCCGCATTGTAGCCCGTCGGGTATATCCAGACCGGCTCGATGAGCTTCAACTTCTTGATGCTGCCCTTTCCAATTTTGGCTGCCGAAACCTTGTCCCAGCCATCGCCGATACTCTTGGCCATCTCTTCGGGATTTTTGGAATCGCCGGTATCGATGCTGATATGAGCTCGCCCGAAGTACCCGTCGGTCTCGGCGACCTTTTTGAACACCGCCCTGACATTGAGGCGCTTGAACTCCGCCTCGAGTTCAGTGATCCGCTCAGCCTTGTCCTTCTCTTGGGCCTTATTCTTGGCCGTAAATCTGATCCAGCGGCGAGTGCATTCCCCGGCGATGATCTCCGACATCATCCGATATTCCGGACGCTGCGCGAGTTCGGCCAGGACCGGGTAGCCCATGAAGGCCGAACCCTGGTAGCCGAACGTTGCCGCAGCGCTGGCATAGGCATTGGCGGCCCAGCCGTTGATGCTGTCCATCGCCGTATCCATGGCGATGGCTTTGTCATGCGTTCCAACCAACGGGGGATGGACTGCAGCCTTGAACGGCCGGACTTCCGCCTGAACGACGCGCGTCGCGGCAACAGCCTCCTGCGATACCTTCATGACCTGTTGAGCAGGTTGCGCCACCTCGGCCGTTACTATTTCGGCCTTCCGGCGCCAGAACCAAGACAACATGAAGCTTCCTCAGATTCCAGGCATTGCCGTCTGTGTCACCGCCGTCGGGCTGATGATCATCGGGCGCTTGGCATGCGAATTGTCCGCAGCGATCACAGCATCCGCCAGGTTGTGAGACTTCACGCCCAGGTCCTTCTTGAGCTTCACCTTCGGCACGACCCGTTTTTTGCCCTCGGTTTCAACCCACCACGGCACGCATAGCTCGGTGAATAGTGCGTCGAGTTTGGCAACACCCATCCCCGAAGAGAACGATAGAACGTCCTCAGGCTTGATGGCGTGGCCCCGCGTCACCGCATTGAACGTCAACATCGCGCGGCGAGCCGTGTTGGCCCACGCCTGTGCCTTGCGGTTCAGATACTCGTCCTTGTTGAGCGGGCTTTGCCGATTGTAGGGATCGCTCGGCTTATCAGGATCTTCCACCGCGCCGCCGGCATGGAATGCGTAGTGCTGAACCTTCGCTTGGTTTTCACGGTTCTGCTCATCGATGTAGCCACCGACGAAAGCACCCACACCGATCGTGTCGTAAGAGACTGTCGCTCCCATGAGTTTGGCTTTGGCCCAAACCCGCTTGGCGTTCTGAACAAGTTCATCCTTGCCAGATGCCCAGTCTTCGGCGTCGAAGAATATGCCTCCGATCTTGTCGGCAGTGGCGCAATTATCCTCGCCGTCATCGGCAGGATCGAAGCCGATCGTATTCCGGCCGGTCAACGTGACATTCAGGACGGTATGCGCATCAACGCAGGCATCCAGCCAACGCCGCTTGAAGATCGAAAGCTCGCTATCGCCGAGTGGTACGCCACCGTAAACGTGCTCGAACTTCTCAGGCTCGCGCTCTTGCATTGCCGCAATGTCGCGCTTGGCCTTGTCCGAGAGGAACGGGTTTTCCGAGTAGTCGATCTTGTGGACTAGGCAGTGCTCGGGGGTGCTTACAACGAAATTCTTCCACACATAGTCCGTAACGAATTTCGGATTGAAGAGCAGGATCGTGAGGCTGTCCTCTTTGCGGATCGTCGGCGCGATAACGACCCACTGCTCTTCCGTAAGTTTCTCCGCCTCCTCCACCCAAAGGATGTCGATGTCCGACGTGCCTTTGATGTCGTCGAGGTTTCGCTCGATCCCGTAGAAGATGAACTCGGAACCGGTCGCCTTGTGGACGATCGTCGTCTTCATGACGTCGAACGCGGCACTGAGCCCGAGATGATTTATGGCCCACTTCAGTTCAGTGTAGACCGATTCCTGAATGCGATTCTGAAAGCGCCGGATGCAAAGAACGCGCATCTTGACAGTCAGGTGATTGATCAGCCTCACCAACTGGCAGGCGGTATCCCTCGTCTTCGAACTGGATCGACCACCGTGCAGGACAGCAATGTCGACGCTGCCGAGGAACACCTCTTCCCAAAAGTCATAAAGCGCCGGGTTGGTGAGGTGCGTGCTGTCCTCTAACTCTTCTCGCTGCGCAGCACGTCGCGCCATGTCCGGCTTTCTGTCTGGATCGGGCCACCTTCTGGACCTGAGACCTCAGTCTTCGTCGGGGCATGACTGCCCTGCATCTTGTTGGCCTCAGCGATGGCAGAGACGGCCACTCGGGCGTCGTTCTTCTCGGCGGCATCGGAGATACGCTTGAGGGCCGCAAGCCTGTCCACGGCCGTCCATTCGGCTTTCTCGGCGACTCTTTCCTGCTTCTTTCGGATCAAATCCGCGATGTCAGGTTTCGTCAGGTTTTCGGACCCGACACTCCGCGCCGTCTTCTCGCTGTACCCAGCGCGTATCGCTGCCTGGGTAGCATTCAGATCCACTAGGTATTCCGCGACGAAGCGCTGCTGCTTGTCAGTGAGATTCATTTCACAATCTCGGGCCAGTGGATGCTGAAACCATCTCCCGCCTATAGGAACAAAAGGAGCGGCTGTTCCTGACAGAAAGCCATGTCCCGACTAATTAGCCTTGGAAAGGAGGGCACTCGAAATGCGCGACGCACTGCTGGCAATCGCTTACGCGATCATTGCCATTCTACATCTGATATGACGAGCGAGCCGCCTCAGTTTACGCTGGGGCGGCATATCCTGTTCCTCAGCATCGCCAGTCTTCTTGCCTGTCTGCATCTAACCTGATCTATCTTTTGTCTACTTTAGAGGGGGCTGAAGTGCGCAAAGTCGATGGATGAGAACGATTTTTTCATGACGATCCAAGGACAGTTTGTTGCAGGTGCGCAGCGCTATCTTACAGCCGCCCAAGTGCTGTGCGATTCAACGGAATGGAGAACGAGAGGCAGATTGCTGCAGACGCCGGCGTTACATCTGCTAGCGCACGGAGCCGAGTTACTTTTCAAATACCCACTCATACGCCATGGCGCGAACCAAGATGAAGTGCGGTCCACCTACGGGCACGATTTGTTGAAGCTGTGGTCGGCTGACGCCAATGAAATTCTTAGACGGGAATCGCTCCAAGCCGCTGAATTGGTTTGGTCGGCGGCAAGAGACGGCGGGAAATGGCCTAACGACGACTTTTCGGAGAATCCTCGCGACGTTCTAGTTGGAGCATTAGGTGTTCTCTCCCACCTGCACGGCCGCTCCAGTTCATTTGCCCTGCGCTATATCATCCAGAAGGAAACTCGTGCACCAAGGCCGCCATTCCTGATTGAGGCCTTCGGGAGTATTGCCGAGCGCACATGCATGAACCCCGGCTTTCTCGATTACTAGATGCCCCTAGGTGACGCCGTCTTGCCCTTTGCCAGTGCCTGGGCGAAGCTCTCATGACGGGCCTTGGGGAGAATGGGCATGGAGTTTTGGGTTCCGCTGGTATCAGCTTTGGCCGGCGCGCTGATCGGTTCCGCAACTTCCATCATCACGATATGGATTCAAGGCAGGAGAGATGAAAGGCGACACCTCCGCGAAAAGGCGGTTGAGCTCGCCCTTTCCGACTACAAGTACCGATCTGATGTGATCTCTAAGATAGGTGGCAGCCTCTATCCGATTTCACTTCACTTCGCCTACCACCTTGAACTTCTCGAAGAGGCATCGAAGGGCAAACTGACACCAGAAGCGATGCAGCGGATTTCTGATAACCACACCGCGCTTCGCGATTTCATCGACCGAAGAGGACGAGAAGTATCTGATGCAGCAGCCCATCAAACGAAGAAGTAGAACGCCACCGCCGCTCTGAGCATTGCAGGGGGATCGTTACTGGCATGATGACCCCGCATTGGTATCAGGAACGGACTGGACCGCTCGCTTCCCACCCCGCCTTGGCGATCAGGGGAGTGGTACATCGGCTTTCGCCTCCCACACTTTCCCAAGCACCTCACGGGCCTTAGCCTCGTCCGTCCGCCGTTCCTGATTTGCTTACCCACACTGGCATCCGCTGGCACATGGCTCTTGAGGTCATGGAGCGCTGGCGCGGGCAATTCGAATGATACAGCGAGGGCCGGCCTTTCACCGGCTGCCAGGATAGCTCCTGAGCCTCGCTACGAGACGGGCAGGCCCCGCAAGCATCTGCCGGTTCATCTCGCATTTCTGCCGACGCCACCGCCCCCATGGTGACCTTAACGCGACCGGGCCATTATCCTGCTACCGGTGCCGGACTGTCGTTGCCGTCATGGACGGCGATGAATGGCGCACATGTCTGGACTCGAACCAGAAACCTACCGATTAGAAGTCGGTCGCTCTATCCTGTTGAGCTACTTGTGCGCGGTCCCGGTGCGCCCAACCCTGTCCGCTCTCGCGGAAACTCTATTGCTGCCTTAGTCGGCCTGCCGAAGCAGGTGCGTTGTTCACGAGGCCTTCCTGTCGCGTTCAACCGACTACGGCTATCTTCGGCGGCCGTCGCCTACTCGCAAGATACGCTTGCGAACGATCTAAGCCGCCTGCTTCTGGCGCCGCTTGGCGTTGCGCCACTCACGAAGGCTCATGCCAGTTGATTTGCTGAAGCTTGGGTCATCACGCCATGAGTATACTCGCTTGGCGTCGTATACTGCGCGATCACCTTCGACCGTAGCGAAAATATGACTGATTTCTTGGGTATCAGGCAACACCCCTTCCGCATGATTTTTGCAATGCAAATCAGGTTTGCCGTGCATTCCTGCAAAAAGTGATGCAATGGCGCGGTTTTTTCGCCTGTGACCAGTGATTTCCGCAATCTTCTCGACATCGCGACACCAGCGCGCAAAGCTGATCCTGCTGCGCCGTCCCGGCCTGGTCAAGGTGCCCGCTTGTGCCCTCGCCCATGCCCACAATGAACGCCTCTGACCTTCGTCGGTAAGAAAGGATCGCATGATGTCCATGCACCGCTCCCAATTCTCAATCTGCCGTGTCGTCGGTCGTTTGCCCCACTCCGCCAACACGCGGCTGGCGGACTTCGACCAATCACCCAAGGGGTCGTCCCCTGGTAGGAGTTGGTCCCCAAACTCACGCCTGCGCCCATTGATATCGCCGAGATCATGCACCCACGGCAATGTGTACCTGCCGAAGTTTTCCCGAAGCCCATTGACCTCGGGCAACTTGGCCTCGGTCTCCGCAGCGCGGATGAACAGTTCTGCGATATCGCCTTCGGTCATGGCTGGAAGTTCCTGTCATCGAGAAGATCGGGTTGAATGGATCTAGGCCCATAGGCGCGCCAGATGCGTTCGTAGATCATGCCGGCCAATGCGGGTCGCAAAGGAACGAAGCCGCGTAAATCATGCGCGATGGCCTGCAATTCAGCCACAGGGCAAATGTCCCAGACTTCCATCCATTTGGAAGGGTCATGCTCGAAGCGATCCCTGCCGTGCCTGTAGAGGTCGAAGGCCGCACCGATGCACTCCGCTTCGAGGCTGGCCTTGTTGTTGGCTGTCTCGGTCAAAGTGCGCATGACGACGCGGGCGTCATCCATTCCGCCACGTTCAATGACCTTGCGGATGGCTGCGACGGCTCGCGTCTCGCCTATGGCTGGATAGCGATGCTTCGGAACGATCGGAACGCCGAATTCATCGCATAAGCTTTGCACGTGCGGATCGATCATTTTTCCTCCGCCAGGACAGCCTGCAGTTTGGCGATGCTCGCCGGGTCCATATAGAACCCGCTTCCCCAATCGTTCCTTATTTCGATGCCGTGGTGGTGTAGCTTCTTGCGAATGTGATGGATGATGACATCGACCGATTTAGTCTCGTACTCGTCACCCCATTGCCGGCTGGCAGTCCTGAGCTGCTGGCGGGACTGGGTTCTGCCATTGGTCAGACAGGCGAGCATCCGCGCTTGTGTCCGTGTCAGCCCGAGTGCTCTCAATTTGGAGAGCTCGCTATCGCTTTCGGCGGGGAGAAGGGTTTGGAGAATATCCTCCAACGCATCGATGTGGCCTATGAGGCGGTCACGGCTTGCGGTGTCGAGGTCGATAGGGGGAATACGTGGGTGGATCGTCATGCCCGTGCCCTCCGGTTCCTGTATTCGACGGCTACAGTCGATCCGCTGGCATTGCGCGGCGTCATTGGTGCAGAGCCGAACACCTTGGCCTTTTCCGCGGCGGCTTCATCGGCCTTCTTGCGGCGCCATCGTTCGATTTCATCGAGTTCTGCCTCCGGCTCGACCGTGCAGGCCTGTACAGGCGAGTTGAGACGCTGCCTGACATATTCCCTGGCCACAGCCATGGCTTGTCCAGCAGTCGCCATTGGCTGATTGCCCGGAACAATATGAAGCTGCTTGCCAGTAAACAATCGATAGGCCGGAACGTAGCCGCCACCGACCGGCAGATACCAGTATTCTGGAAGGAAATCGGGTGCGTTGGGCATCAGAACAGCCTCATAGGATCAGAGGAAACGGGCGTGTCGAATCTTTCGGGAAACCCGTTCTCGCCAATTTCGAAGAATGAAGTGGTGCCGCCGTCCCATCCAACGGTAACGTTTGCGGGCCATGGCAACTCACGCGACAGGGCAAGAACGAACTGTGCCCGGCCGCGCCATTCGGCGACCTTGCATTCCCATACTCCGTAGAGTTCAGAGCCAGGCGTAGGCTCGTTTTCCATCAGGAAAACCTCGGGCCGGAACGGCATGATGACGTGATCGGCATCCCGTTCGACTGCCCCTATGAGGTCGGAATACCGAGGCTTGCGGCGGATAATGTCGTTAAGGAACTTCTCGTTGAGCGGCCCTTTGTTTTCCGCGAAGGTGTTTTTCTTCAACTGGACGCAGACGACAATCGGGCAATCGAGATCGCGTGCCGTCGCCTTCAGTTCGCGGGTGACTTCCTCGCCAAACTCCCAGTTGCTCATTTTGGCCGTGGCCCTATCCCGATCGAGCAACCCGGCATGATCCAGGATCAACAGGGACTTGCCGCGTTTGCGCACGATGCGTCTCCAGCGATCCTTCAACTGCGGCAGTGTCAGACGGCGATTTTGAATGAGGATCGGTGTGTCTTTAAGTGCTTGGTGGACTTCCACCATCTGCGCGAACTGCGCCTCGGTGAGTTCGCCGCGCTTTTGCCTGCGGACCGGAACACCGATGCGCCGCGATATTTCGCGCATGGCCAATTCCTGGGCCGTCATCTCGCCGGAATAGAAATCGACTGGGTATCCTTCCAGCGCCGCGCCGATTGACATCTGACCGACCAATCCGCTCTTGCCCTGCTTGGTCGCGCCGCCAATGATGATCAACTGCCCACCGAACAACGGCCCGATTAGGCGCTCAAGCGGCCCAACTCGATACCCGATACCGGCCGCCCGTTTGCCGTCCTTCATGAAGGCGGCGTTTGCCATGTCGATGGCGGACGTGATGGCATCGCCCATGCTGATCGCACCAAGCGTTTCCGCATCTGTCTCACAAGCAGCAGATATTTCGTCGATTGCCATGTCGCCGAGCGATTGCGGGTCCGCTTCCGCAGGGGCGTCAAATGCGGCTTCACGCAGGTGGTCTGCAGCCACGATCAGCCGTCGGCGTCGGGACATGTCTTCGATAGCGCGCGCATAGTCCACAGCATTGATGACGGTCACCGCCTCAGCTGCCAGCCGAGCTAGATATTGCGCCACCGTCATGCCGCCAACTTTTTCATCAGCAGGCAGGAACGACTTCACCGTGACCGGGTTCGCAGTCTTTCCCAATTTGATCAATTCGATGCAGGTGTCATAGATTCTGCGGTGTAGAGGTTCGAAAAAATGGGATGGGCGCAGAAACTCCAACGATCCCACGAGATCATTGTTGGCAAACAGCGCACCCAACAGAGCCTGTTCGGCCTCGATGTTGTTCGGGGATTCACGAGGAAGGGCGAAATCGTAGCTGTGAGCGTTCACTCTGCCACCTCCATCATCCGAACAAGGCGAGCTGCGCCGGCGGAGCCTCTGCCGGCAAGGCGAGCTGCGAGAGTGCGGATCGCATACGCTGCTTGAAGCGGGACAACTCCGTTGCCGAGCATGCGAAGTCGATCCACACGCCCAACGTCCAACCGGGAGGCCAGCCCATCAGCCACTCGACGAACAGCGGGTTCAAGCTCCGGCGCTCTTTCAAGGGTACGTCGCCAACTGGAGAGGTCGCTTGGCCCGGGAGGAAAGAGGCCAACCGCATCGTCTCGTTGTATGAGCGCGAGTTCCCCGGCTGATGGCTGTCTCCGAAACTCAACGATGTCGGCGTCGGCCATTGCACCGTCTGCGCTGGTAACGGCACCCCGCCCGCTCCAAAGGCTTGGTTCGGCCCGCCCTTCTCCCCGTCCGATGCCCGCGGTGTCGACCAAAGCTGTTCCGTCGCATAGTCCAGCCGGTCGCCTCGCATCTGGCCGTCCTTGCGCTCCAGCGTTGGGCCGCTGCCCTTCCAGTCGTTCGCAGTAGGCGTCGGCCAGGCCGACGCCTGAAACGCCTTCGCCTGCAATGTGAGTGTCCCTGTCTCCCCGGGTCGATCCGCTGGCGCCATGCGCATTCGCCGCACCTGCCAACTCTCTGGCGATTCGTCGTTCTCGTTCGCCCGCGGCGTTATCCACGCCGAGGATGAAGAGGCGTTCGCGCTCGTGGCTCGCGCCGACCTCTGCCGCCGTGAACAATCCTCCCTCAACGTCGAAACCCAATCGCTGTAGGTCACGCCTGACCCGTAGCGCGCCCGCATCGAGGCCGGGCTTCGCCGAGAGCATTCCCGAGACATTTTCGATGAGGACAAACCAAACGCCCGATTGGACGATGATGCGGCGGGCTGTTGACCAGAGGTCGCGTTCGTCGTCGGAGCCTTCGCGCTTTCCGGCAAGGCTATGAGGCTGGCACGGGATGCCGCCAATGAGGCCGTCCACGCATCCACGCCAGCGTCTGCCGTCGAAGGATCGGGCATCGCTCCACACAGGAGCCGGATGAAGGAGACCTTGTTCCATCGCTGAAACCAGGTGCGCGACGGCGAAGGCTTCCCTCTCGACCATGCAGACTGAGCGAGCGCCTGGAATTGCCAGCTCGACGCCGAGATCAAGTCCGGCTCCGCCTGTGCAGATGGAGAGGATGTCGAGGTGATGGGGACGAACAGCCACATTCACGCTGCCACCTGCAGATCGAGTTTCTTTTGAGCACGCTTGGCCGATGCCTTGGCCTTCTTCTCGGCCCGCTTTTGCTCCAAAGCTTCTGGCCCGTCGTGGACAAGCCAGTACATCATGCCGAGCGCGTCAGCCTCGTTATCGTTTTTCGGCTTGAGGTTGCGGCCAGGCGCATGACATTCGGCCAAGACCCGATCTTTCAGCCACTTGCGCCGGGCAGCATAGCGATCGTTATCTTCAAGCCCGGCCCCCACTTCCTTGGGCGCCTTGGTCGTGTGGATGAATGACGATCGCCACGTATCGGGCGGGCAAATGATCGGATAGGGACGGCCTTTGCCTGAGCACCACAATTCCAGGGCAATTCGCCACATCGCAGCCATAAGCCGCCCGGCTTCGCTCCGCTGTGAACCGTAAGATTCCCCCTCAAGCGCGATCTCGATTTCGTCGTCAGCGATATCGTGTTTGCGAAGCAGATCATTGAGGCATCGGATGAAGTGCCGGCCGTAGCTGGCGCGGTCTTTGTAGCGCGTGCCGTCGGTATCCTTGGTCAAATCCCATGTGCCATAGGAAAGACGCTGACCTGGCGTGCGCTGCTGGTCTGCCGGCAAATGGCTATCGTCCAGCATCAAGGCCCAACCGAATTGCGTCGAAGGATCGAGGGTGAGCTTGTGCATCAGGCGGCCTCCTCTCGCGACAAGCCGCCGAGCCGCAAGTCGGCTTCCGTCGGCTCTTCGATATGGTCGATGAAACAGCGGCCCCACATGCATGATGTATCGAAAATGGCGCGCTGATCATCTGTCCGGCCTTGGAGCAACATCACGCCTGTAAAGCAGTCTTTCGACTCGGACTCGTCTGCCCAAACCTCAATACGCGAGCCGCTGTCCATGACCGCTATCATGCCGGTAGGCGGATAGAAGAGCGGGCCAGCCCATTGGACTTGCGTCATGCTGCCCTCCTGATCTTCAGCATTCCGGTAGGTACGTTCGTGCCAGCCTCAGCGAAACTGCCTACGGGCAAGTCACGCCATTCGCCTTCGAGCTCGCCGTGGTCGTAGTGGGCGGTTGCCGGGAGGATCGAAACGAGCTGCCCGCCTGGCTTCAGGAACTCGAGTGCATGGCGGACGTGCTTGAGATAATGGCGACCGCTGAAGGGCGGGTTCATCACGACCATGTCGTAGACCGGGCTGGCCGGGCATTCGAGGAAGTTAGCCGTTAGGACGTTGTGTCCCTTGGAACGTGCCTCGGCGGCGCGGACGGCGTGATATTCGACACCAAACGCCCGATGGCCGCGAACGCGGATCGCGTCCATGATCAGGCCATCACCACAGGATGGTTCCAGGACGCGAGAAGGCTCGGGAGGATTGTTCCGCCACTCCCGTAAATTGGATAGGCCGGCAAATTCCAAAGCCCGTTCGATCACATCGGCCGGCGACCAATAGAATTGCAGGTCTTTCGAGACGGCTGTGCCAGTGCGCGGCTTGGCGTCGTCTTCTTCGGCGTCCGGCAAAACCTCGCCGTAGAATTCGGCGAGCGCACGGTTGATGTCGAGCAAGGTATTGGGTGCGAAGAAAACGTGGGCGTTGCCGTTGGCGAAGGTGCGAACCGTCATGCCGCGATCGAGCGTTTTGGCGACCGTCACCTTGCCGTAGCGGTCGGTTTCTGAAGCCTCTCGTCCATCAAGTATCCCATCGGCTCCGGCGCTGTGCATGATGGCAAGGGCGTTGAACTCTTCCCGTTCCATCAACGGCTGCCCGCGATAGGCCGCGAGCGCGTTCACGATGTCGCGGAACTTGTTCTTTCCATAAGTGTCGGAATAGCTGCCCCAAGAACCGATGATGACCCGCTTAGGCAGCCCCTTGACACCGATCTTGACCTTGGAGTGCGACTTATAGGCCGGGTCGAGGTCAGCAAAGGTTTCGGCGAGACCGCGAAGAATGTGCGCGCGCGGGTTCTCAAGATATGGGCCGAACGTCGCCTTGGCGTTGTCGAAGGTCAGTTCCGGCGGGTCGGCCAACGTGCGTTCAAAAAGCTTCTTGTCTTTGGCGCTGGCGATCCGGTCGATATTCAGGCGGCCGTAGATCGCCTTCCATCCCGAAGACAACAGGTTCTTGCGCATCTCGGAGGCATGCACATGGGCGCGACCGCGCAGCACCGGGTTGACGTAGGTGCCCATGATCGTGCCCGCCATTTCCACGGCAGTGCACGCGTCGTTGTACGCTTTGATAGCCTCGTCGACATTGGCAGCCTTGCGGTTGTATTCGGCGATGATGTCGAGGACAGTGCTTTGCCGGGTGAGAGTGTGCGAGGTCATGCGGCCTCCCCGCCGAAGAGCGGCCCGTATTCGACTGTCTTTGGCTTCTGCGGCACACGCCATTCGGTTTCGATCCGACGGCGGGCCATCTCGGCATATTCTGGGTTGAGTTCGATCAATGTAGCGTGCCGACCGTGGCGAAGGGCAACCAGGGCCGTTGTGCCAGCGCCGCCGAATGGGTCGAGTACCAAGCCGCCTTTCGGGCACCCGGCGAGGATGCAGCGCTCGGCTAGTTCCGGCGGGAATGTCGCGAAGTGAGCGTCAGAGAACGGCTGCGTCGCCATTGGCCACACGGTGAGCGGTGCCGGCTCGTAGTTGCGGAGATTGCGTCCTTCAATCGCCACTTCAAGATATTCAGGGTCTCCGCGTCCCTCGCGATGGATTGATCCATGCCCTCCTTCGCCTGTGTCCCACCCAGCCGGCACTTTGACCTTGCGAGACTGGCGAACCGGCATTGTGGCGGCCATGTTCGCCTTCTTTACTTTGCCGCTACCATCATCCTCGACGTCGTTGCGGACCGTGCCGTAGGTCGTCAGGGTCTTAGGCCGTAGTCCAAAGCGAACGGCCTCTGCGTCGTACCAATAGCGGGCTGACTTGGAGAGCAGGAAGATTTTCTCGTGTGAAGTTCCAGGGCGATCTTTCGCACTGTCCGGCATGGGGTTGGTCTTGCCCCAAACGATCTCTGATCGAACCCACCATCCAGCTTCCTGCAGCGCAATGGCGAGGCGGTTCGGCATCATGCAAAGGTCTTTGGCCTTCAGCACACCGCCGATGGTCGAAAATGGCTTGTCGCGGAATGTGCGATCATCGTTGCCGGTCGCTTTCGTGTCGGCCGCAGAGCGACCGTTGGGCGTGGTAGCGTAGCAGTCGCCGTAGTTGATCCAGCAGGTGCCGGTCGGCTTCAGAACCCGCTTCACCGCTTCGAACACGCGGACCATAACGTCGAGGTGTTCTCCGAGCGTCGGCTCGAGTCCGATCTGACCGTCCACGCCGTAATCGCGGAGCCCGTAGTAAGGAGGACTGCAAACCACACAATCCACGCTGTCGGCCTCAATGGCTTCGAGAGCGGCGAAGCAATCTGCCGTCCAGAGCGTCACCCGCCCGTCCAAGAATTGCTGATAGTCGGGATGGATGGACACGCCCTACTCCGCCGCCTGGAGTGCGGGCTTGCGGAAGTGCCGATCGCCTCGTTTGCGTTTCGCTTCGACCGCCGCCTCGTAGGATTTCTTGGCGTCGTCGGCCGCGTCATAGCCTTCCTCCAACCTGATCAGCACAGGCGCAAAGGCATCGATCGCAACATTGGTCTGCCGCAGCCGTTCCTGCCGGTCTGCGATCTCGCCTTCCAGCCGAGCCTTTTCGGTCCTGGCATGGGATAGGAAATCGGACACAACCGATGCCGACCGATCCAAGATCGTCGGCTGGCATTTCGGATCGAACCCGGCGAGATGCCTTTCAGCCGCCGCTTCGAACTCAGCGTCGAGGGCAGTGTCATCATCGGGGTAGTTGCGGGTGAAGAGGTTGAGGAGGATGCTCATGGCGTTTACTCCGAAACCATCTTGTCGGTGAGTTGCCCGCCGTCCGCGAGATGAGCATCGACTGCTGCGCTCGCCTGTGCCGCAGTCAGCGGTTCATCCGTTTTGAGGTCGCGGAACGATTCCGGCTCTGCCAGCATGTCGGCGTACGTCGGCGCGCAATCCTCACAAGCGATCTCTTCCGCGCCCTGGTGATAGAGGTCGCCCTCGTTGATGGTTTTCAGGCAGAAAACGCAGTTGCCCAGTTCAGCCATGCTCGCCTCCCGCAAACGACAATTTTTCGAGACGCGCGAGCTGCTTTTTGAGGGAGAAAATTCTCCTCGACCGCATCGTGTTTGCGGCGAAGACAGCATCTTCTCGCGAGTGATGGGCATCAATGCCAAGCTTGAAGTGCTGCCGATATGGGGCGCTGGCATAGACATATTCGGGATACGACGAACTGATTTCGCCCTCGATCTCAGTGATCCCAGTGCTCAGCGCATACTTGCTGATATAGACCTTCATCGCCGTTACTCCGTCTCGTCGCTCTGATCTGCGAATGGATCGGCACCGGCGATCAACTCGTCTGCCTCCGCCTTGATCCGCATCTGGCGGATCGAGAAAATGGCACCCTGCCCGCGATGCCATGCCTCGGCATAGGCCTGCCCCTCCGGCGATGCTTCGTTGAAGGGATTGGACAGCGTGTCGCCGCGCATGCCGGCTTCTTCGCCGTCGCGAGCCGCTCGCTCGACCACAGGGGCACGATCTTCGAGCAGATCAAGCTGAGTGCCGACAGGCATGCCCGCGAAACTCATCGCCTGCATCTTGGCGTCGATCTCAGCCTTGAGCCTGGCTTGACCTTCCGGCGTCTGTGCCGTGTCGTAGTCCTTGATCTGGCTGAGACCAAATTCGCCGAGATCGGCCTTGATGGTCTTGCCGACCAGTTTCATCTTGGCGTCAGCGGCCTTCTTCGCCGCAAGCGCCTCGTGGTAGTCGGACCTGTTCATGAAGAACAGAACACGCTTGCTGTCGTCGCTCACACCGCTGTTGTGGCCTTCTCCGGCCGCCATTTCTGCATGCTTTGCCATGTCACTCTCCTTCATGTTCGATCATCTCGGGCACGACCCACTCGGCTAGATCAGCGCCCCGATCCCGCAGCCACTTCGCCAGTGCGATCCGGGTCTCGACGGAGAGCCATCGCAACAAGACGGGTGGTTTCCTGCTTGAAAGCCGCATGTTCTTTCCTTGCCTGGACGACCGCGCGCATTTCTTCGATTTCACGGTGGTCAATCCTGTTTGCTTCCTGGTTGAAGACGGCGCGCACACGCCGCCTCGTCCACGCATTGTTACGCTTGCGCAAATCGCTAAAGGCACGCTCCAACATGGATTTGACGGGCTCGCGAATACCGCGAATACCGATCACTTCATCCATAAGACTTGCCGCAAGTTCACCGTCCTGCATAGCTGATCTTTCCAAGTCCTTGGCTGATTTTTCCACGTTCATGGACAACTCCTTCGATACTGTCGTGAGCATCGAAAGAGTTTCCCCGGTACGCGAAACCTGGGCCGGAGAAATTCGGGTAGACGGTCGGCAAAGCCGGCCACAGTGGAAGGAAGGGAATGTCAAATGGATCGAACACGGAACCGCCAAGAACAGCGTTCGACCCAGCTTGAGTTGTTTGGGAAACGGAGCCGGCTTCGGCCGGCGAATGAAAATTGCCCATTCTCAGCCCCCCACCCGACGCGCCGCGTCTTCAATGGACTGGGGAGCGGTCGAAGAGACCTCAGCATCGCGGATGCAATTGCCAGAAGCGGCCCGGCCCAAGGCATAGCCGACCATGCCCGTTGCGAACGGTAGAAGAGCGAAGATGAGATCGGCAAAGGTCGAGATCATATCGACACCTTCAGAACGATGGAGCGTGCTTTGCCTGGGACGCGATCGATAAAACCGCGCTCGGCGAGAGCCACGACGAGCCGATGAACGCCAGCCTTTGAGTTGAGACCGATGCCGTCCTTGATCTCGTCGAAGGTCGGCGTCCTTCCGTCGTGGCCGCGCACGTACCGCTTGATGAACTCCAACGCGTCGACCTGACGATCCGTCATCCCACCGGTGCTTGGCGCCAGCTGCCTGACAACTTCATTCGCCAGTGCAGGATCGGTGCGGATCAGTTCGGCTGCGGTTTTGGAGAGGGTCATGCGGACTTCCTGGGCAAATGAACCACATTCCCTTCGACCTTCGGTGTGGGGAGAGGCTTGCGAGGCTTCGGTTTTGGGCTGGTTGGTCCATCGGAATAGCCGAGTGGAGGAACCGGACCGCCAGCAAGCCAAACCTCAACCATTGCAAAGCGATGGAGGGCGTATGGGGAATTGCCAGCGGTGCCGATCTTTGATGCCGAACGTTGTCCGGCTAACTCGGTCAAAATCCAGTAGCCATCATGGCGATAGCGCTCGACACCGTCCTCATCAGTGACGTGAGAAATCCCATGAACGAAGCCGACATACTTCTGCTTTGGCTTTGGCAGGTGCGGTGGAAACAATCTCCGAAGGAACCAGCGCATCTATGCCGCCCTCCCCTGGATGCTCAAGCGAGGCAGCGAGACCCAATGACACTCGGCCTTTTCAGTCAGGAAATTGGTGCCGAGCGCCGTCCGGTTCGGAACGCGCATTGCGTAGGGCCTGATCGAATAGGTCTCGGTGAGCGCGATAGGATCGCGTTCCTGAATGCGCTCCTCGGGCTTTTCCCTCACCGGCGGCACAATGATGTAGCCGCGGGCGCGGTCGCGGTTGAAGTTGACGCGTTCGCGTCGATGCTCCGCATAGACCGGATCGATGGCGCAACGGACCGTGCTGCCCGTGAAGCCGAACTTCTTGCCTATTCCAGTGAAGGAGGCGCCCTCATTACGGAGCCGCTTCATTTCGGCCCGCATGGCTTCGGTGACGTGATTGGGTTTCATGCCGCCCTCGCAGCTTCATTCGCTTCCGCCCACAGACGGATTTGCTCGGTTTTCGGACGCCGCGACCAAGCCATCAGACAGTCGTGGCAGGCATCCCGGCTATGAGACAGATGACAGGTGTATGGCTGCAAGCAGCGTGGATTTTCGAAAGTGGTGCCCGATGCTGGGGAGAAGGTCAGCACCGGGCTATCCGCGATCACCGGGGAGGAGTTTGGCTCTTGCGGATTGGAAACTTCGGCCGTGGCTGGATCACGGGGGGCTTGGGGGTTACCAGCCACGGCCTCGACTGCGGGGGCAGTCGATTGGGAAGTGAGTGCCGTCTCTCCGGCTGTCACGCCTGCCCTTTCGGGGCCACTGACGTTTGTGCCGGGGAACTGCCCGGTCAGAGCTGGGATCACCTCAGGTTGCCCCGATACTCCAGCCTCAGCCGAACCCGTTGCCGGGCCGACCAGATTTGCGGTCCTTTCGGATACCGCCTCACATGGCCCATTTGCCAAGGATGCTTGTGCCCCATCGGGCGAATTGGTTGCGCCGACTTCCACGGCGCTGCTGGCGCGCTCTGCGCTGCGGTCTACATCGTCGCCTCCCGTGCCAGGGGCTGGATTGCTCTCTTGCCTGAGATTGAGTTTGGCGACGGCCTCGCTGCCCGTGATGTAGGCCTTGAAGTCTTGGCGGACGCCGGCGTCGGCTTCTTTCCAGAGTCTGACAAGCTCGTCGAAGATGTTGCGCGGGGAAATGGTGGGGAGGTCGACCGAAGCTGCCTCCCCTTCGTGGCGGCCCTCACGATCCGCAAGCGTCCCGGCACCTGTACCCTGGCTTTGGAAGGCTTCGGCTTGCGGACCTGCCTCCGGGGATGGCTCATCGTTTACGAGGGCCTCTCGTGCATTCTTGCGACCGGCGTTGATACCGGCGACGTTCATGACGCCGACTTTGCCGTGCTTGTTTTTGTAGAAACGAGGCGTTCCGCCTGCCGCTTCGATCTTTTCGAATCGATCCTGAACAGCGGCTGGCACTGGAGGAGGCGGTGCTGGCCTGGGTTTCTCACTTACCGCGCGGTAAGTGACTTCCTGTCGCTGCTTCTGCACGAATGCCAAGCTGACGTGGCACTTCTGGCGAATGTCGTTGTCCGACCACGCCGACCATTCCGGGTCATTCAGAAGCGTTTCGACCGCCCGGCGCTTGTCGTCGCGGGTCCGCCTCAGACCATGCATCTCATTGGCGCCGACGCTATGCAGAATTGCATCGCGGCGCGTTCCCTGGCGAACATCGGCGGCAACATTCTCCCGGCCGAGCTTCTGATAGGCATGGAACCGGTGGAACCCGTCGGCCAGCCAGTGCTTCTTGCCGTCGTAGAAAACAACGATTGGCGGGAACGTCGCGCCGGCCTTGATGGCCTCGGCATACTCGCTGACGACGTGCTCGTTGAGCGTTGCGCGCGACTGCGTTCCGCCGTCGATCTGGATGGCGTCGAGCGCGAGACCATGATCCTCGGGAGACTGGAGGCGGATCATGCGGGCCTCCGAAACGCGTCAAGGCTCGGCAGAAAACGCGGAGGCCTGCCGTTCCATGCCCATGCTTCAAGCCGGCGAATGCGAGCGAGCGTTTCGTTGGCAGGATCGCTTTCGCGTTCGTCGCCTTTCAATATCCAGTCGACGGAACACCGGAGGATGATGGACAACGCCACGAGCTTGTTGACGTCTGGGAGTGTCAGATCGCCTTCCCACTGCGATATTGCAGATGGCGTGATGTTCAGAACCAAGGCGAGGTCGCTTTGCGTAATGCTCAGACCTCTACGCGCTTCCTTGATACGGGCGCCGGCGCTCATGCTGCTTCTCCCGAAGCAGGGGCGACTGCCGGCACGAAGTCATTTGCGGTGACCGAGCCTTTGGTGACATGATCGATAGTTGCCAAGCTCTCCCACGATGGCTTCGAAATCCCACGCTTGATCCTGCTGATCTGGGATTGGGACATTCCAACCAACACGCCAAAGGCTTCGTCGGTCAGGTTGTTCACTGAGAGATATTCGGAGAGCTTCATGCTGCACAAAATGCATTGGATGCATATGCATGTCAAGCATGATTATGCATGCCATGACATTAAGCATTCAAACGGGGCGCAGTACCCTTAGAACATGGCACCCAGACCCAAACCAAAGCGCGATAGAGGCCGGCATTTCTTCCGTGCATGGCGGGAGAACGTGTTCCCAAATCAGATGGACGCCATGGAAGCTCTGGGCTGGTCACAGTCCAAGATCAGTCGTCTCGAAAACGGCGATACCCCGTACAATCAAGACGACTTGGAATTTGCCGCAGAGGTGTTCGGCTGCTCGCCGGCAGACTTGATAACGCGGCCGCCTGGTGATGCTGATCGAACGCCAGAAATCCAACTCCGATCGGCCCTACTGGCGTTTGGTGTTGATGCTGAAGATCTCGGCCGCGCCGTTTCGTCTGTCAAAGTGTTTGTCGACGACCTCGACGAGCAACCATCACAAGACCTTCCTGATGATCAACACGAACGCGCCAGTGGCCGCCGTGTAAAAGTGCCATCGCGGTAGATATCTCTGCGGCCTTGCGCTTGATGATCATCCTTGGATCGAGCGGAGCCCCCGCACCGGCAGCATTTCTCAGGTCTGCGACTATCCCCTCATTCCGCGTCCTCTGACGCAGCGCGTTCTCGGCCAATTCCCCTCACTCCTTAACCAAAAATAGAACATAATAGGAACAAAATCCTTAAAGCATGTCAACCGCTGACAAACCCAGCGCTGTTTCTATGGTGGATTTTCCCCCTGCAATCACGAAAATTCATAGATAACGAAAGTGCTACAGACCGTTAGGTTTTGTGTCTAGGGGGCGAAGTGTCCATTTTGGACAGTTCACCAACCGCAGTGCGAAGAACTCTTTCCGCGTCTGCGAAGAAGGAATCTGTCTCATTTGATGACGATTTGAAGTAATATACGATGCGCCGACCGACACGCGTCTGGGCAACCTTGCCTCTTACTTGCATTGCCGACAGATGCCGGAGTACCGATGTCCGGGGCAATGTCGTCACTGCTGCAATTTGGCTGGCATCCAATGCCTTCCCCTCGTACTGGCCCAGCCGAACAGCAAATGACACAACCATTTCCTCCGTCGGTCTGCCCTGGGACGTGACCAGCGAATGAAGATCCAGCATCATCCGAACGAGAATGCCTCGGATTTGCTTCTGCTGTTCTGTTGCGTCCGGCAATTAGGGCGATACCTCTAAGCGCCCCCACCTACTTCAAAACGAATTCCAATAGTCCCAGATTCCGGCACACAAGGCACATTTTCCGCCGAATATGGGACCATTTCAAGGGCTTAAGGATTCGGCGATAAGTCGAGGCATGCCTAAGCCGAAGCCCCACGAATTCAAACTGCGCGTCTCGCCGCAGCTCTGGGACGTTATCGAGCAGATTCGTGGTAAAAAGAGCCTGAACCGTCAAATCAATGATTGGTTATGGGCAATGGCCGATCCAGACGACGCCGACAAACTGGCTGCTGCCTTGCGGCCGATCCTGAAGACCATGAGCGAAACCGACCGATCCGCCTTCGTCGATCATGCGATGGGCGCGATTAAGGCTCTATCCGCACCGAAGCCGAAGGTGAGAAAGCGGCGCGTGAAGCCTGTCCTGTGGATCAGGCATAGCTTTCCCCTTCGCTTACTGCCCCCACCACAAGGCGGGCCGCGAACCGGGCAGGACGCTTTCAATCACGGTATAGCTGGAGTGCCGTTTACCTCTACATGAGGAAGATGGCCGGTCCCTGCCCCTCTACTGAGCCAAAAACCGCCGAAGATCGAGCGGCTCAGCCTGGCGTAGACCCTTCTTTCGAAAGTGGCAATTTGCACGGTATGGTTGCCGAAGCAGTCTGCCGGGTTTGTTTGCTCCAGTTACCTCTCAGCTCGCATCAGCTTTCGAGCGGTTGAACCTCTTTCGAGGAAAGACCCGCCGTGACTATCCGGTTCAGCCTGGGAACCGGTCACCGCATGGGGATTGATGCACCGGATGATCGGCGCGGCGGGGCAATCGCCCGAAAAGACCGTCGCTTTGCCGCTCCAATCACAAACTCTTGGCGGGAACCTCCGAGCAGACCCAAGATATTGCGATTTTCTGCGTCGCGACGCCGCTTTTTCGATTGCTCGTTTAGTATCGACCTGATACATAAGCGGTGACTTATTCCTTGCCTTTTTGGGCGTCGCGCCTCGGTCGGATCATCCCGCCGAGGCTTTTCTTTTATGCGCTCCAAAAATGCTTCGCAAGAAATTTATGCATCATATGCATTTTCCTCTTGCGCTTTGATATGCATTCGATGCATAGTCGCCTCATCAACCCAGCGCGAAGAAGCACCCAACGGGGCGCCGATCTGCCGGAAACGATGAGGACGACGATGAACACCGCATTGCAAACCGCGACCGTGAAGACCGTTGTCGCGAAGTACGTCGACCAGCGCGACGTGGTTATTGCCGATTTGAAGGCGGCCCTTGAGCAAATCCTGATGCCGGACGTTTTCCACGTCGCAGTCAATCGGATCGAGCTCTCCTCGGAGCCTGTTCAGACCGTCATCGGAGACATCTACGAAATCGCTCGCGTTGCCCTCGCCAAGGCGGAGGCCTGAGCCATGCGCCTCTCCCAAACCAAGCCTGATCCGTCCACCGCGATCAACTCAGCCACCTTCCAGCGTGCAGCTGTGAAGCGGGTGATCGACGAAGATACCGGCGAGCGTGTCGGCTGGATGCGTCTTTGCTTCGGCGAGATCGAATGGAGCGCCTTCGACTATCAGGGCTTCTCGGCCACGGAAGCCGAAGCCCTTGCTGAAATCGAAGCCGCCGTACTCCAGCACCGCGCCAATGAAGCCGCCGACGCCGCCTATGTGGCCGAGGTCATGGCCCTGCCGGAGCCGGCTCGTACCGCCCGCCGCAATCGCGACAAGGCCGTCGTGATGGTCGAGGTCGAACGCCATCGCATCGTCATCAATGCGTACGACCTCGCCAATGCGGAGCGCGCCCTCGCGGATGCCGAGGCTGATCTCGATGCGGCGATGGCGATTGGGAACCGGAGGGCGGCGTGATGGATGACGACGCGCCCAAGTCGGTCCCGTGCGGACAGGAGACACGCGGCAACATCTGCTTGACGCACGCTCTGTGGTGCCCGGTTTCGATGATCGGCCGCAGCGAACAGCCAGAAACCGGCGTTCGTCGCCTCGACATTCCGCGCGGCCAACCCGGCCATTTCGAACTGATGCAGCACGGCTGCCGGGACTGGAAATTCGTCACCGATCTCACATTCCAGGCTTTGGCCAAGGGTTGGGACACCCAGCGCATCAGCGACTTCATCCGCAATTTCGGCGAACGCCGCCGGCCAAGAGCGAGGGTACTTTTATGACCAAGTTCCGCAAAGGTGATCGCGTGTCGATCGAAGGCGTCGTCGCCTCCAACTACGTTCTCGACGGCGGCACGATCAAAATTACCGTCTCGCCGTATCACGAGATTTTCGTGAAAAAGGTCGACCTCACCATGGTCCGGCCAGCTTTCGAGGTCGACGATCAAGTCACTTGGTCAACGCACGATGGCGCGGATTCGTGGACCGGTCGCGTCCTGTCGATTTCCAATGATCACCTCTGGGTCAATCTGGACGACGGCTCGTTCTCAACGGTCTGGGTCGGCCATACAATGCGCGTCGACCCCGCGCCCGAACCGGCCGTCGAGCCTGCTCCTGTCGAGGAGGCGGCGTGATGGAAGCGCTTGGCTATACTGAGGGCGAGATCTGCAACCGAAGCGGTTGTACCGGCACCATCGCCACGCACCCGGCAGAAAACTGCAGCTGCCACATCAACCCGCCATGCTCGGCCTGCACGTCGCCTCGCAATTTCTGCGCGGCCTGCGACTGGCAGGAAAAAGACGATCCTCTAGTGGTCGAGGAGGTGCACACCTATCACCTCGCCATAAACGGAGGCTTCTGGGGCGAGACCCGTAAGCGTGTCCTCGATCCGACCAAGATCGACTGGATCGTTCAAAGCCACTCCAACTCTTCACAGAAGTGCATCGGGGTCTACCCAGAGGGAACCTCGCGCGCCGAGGTCGATGCGCGTGTCAAAGGCACCTTCGGTGGCCGGTTCGACACCTTCGGGGGCGGGCATTTCCAATACATCGCCTACACGGACTAGGAGCGCCTGATGTCCTCCCTCGACCACATCACGAACCACCTAGCCCTTCATCCACGTTGGACCTGCGCGCTGCTTTGCGCCGCGATCCTGCTGGCGGGGCAACTCGACCTGCGACTTCCCTGACCGTCTGACAACGAGGACACCACCATGACCACTTGGCTTACCGATGCACGAGGCAACCGCTGTTCCGTTGAATACTGGGGCAGCGAGGAAGAAGCGCAGAAGGCGCTCGACAGCCTCAAGAACTGTGACAATTGCACCAACTGCTCGGACTGCTCGGACTGCTCGCGCTGCTCGGGCTGCTCGGACTGCTCGGACTGCTCGGGCTGCTCGGGCTGCTCGGACTGCTCGCGCTGCTCGGGCTGCTCGGGCTGCTC